GCTTCACTACCATAAGCTTCTTCTAAATCAGCAATAATATCTTCTCTTTGCATAGCAAGAGCAGCTTCAGTGTCACCTTGAGCTTCAAGTATTTGAATTTCTAATTCTCTTTCTGCTGATAGAATAGCATTAGCGTCTGTAAGACTCCATAATTCTTCTTGAAGTGCTATAAGAACATCAGCTTGATCACCATATGTATTTGTAAGATCATCAAGGATACCTTCTCTCTCTAAACCCAATGCTTCTTCATACTCTCCTTGCTCTCTAAGAATCTGAATTTCTAATTCTCTTTGAGCATTTGTGATATCAATTTCATCTGATAATAAAGAAGAACCATCTTCCAAAGATGTTTGATAATCATTGTACGCAGAAGTTAGATCATTTATTTGTTCTGCTGCTTCAGAACCAAATATATCCTCAAGCACTGCTGAATCCATCGTACCAATTGTCTCAATAAAAGCATCTAATGCTGTTTGATCAACTTTACCTGATTCGGTAATAACATCTTCTAAACTACCGAGAATATCTAATGCATCTAATACCTCTTGTTCTGAGGTAGAAAACTCACCTTCAAGTGTAACATATTCTTCTATTATAAAGTCTTCTTCTGTAAAATCAGTTATCATATCTGAGAAATAATTTAAATGATCTGTTAGACTATCAAAAGCATCAAAACCTTCCCAATCATAGAACGTTTGATCAATACCCTCTTCTAAAGCAATTAAATCAGCACCTTGAGCTGCATTAATAATTGCTTGTTCAATATTTTCATAAGTATATGTACCTTGCTCTAATAAATCAACCCAATAATCATCTTCTGCTACTCTACCAAATAAACGCATATAGATCTCATCTACTGTATCTGTAGCACTACTGATACCACCACGGATTGCTTCCGTTATATCCTCAAATGAAATTGAACCACCAAGTAACTGTTCTACATACCAACCAGAATCATCAGCTTCTCTGCCTAATATGGTTTGAAATTCAACATCAACTACATACTCAGCAAAAGCTTGTTTATAAGCCTCCTCATCAAGATATGTTTGAAGAACTGGTTCATCACCACGGATTTGTTCTATACTTGGGGGATCTGTAAAGAAAGAAAAAGCATCTGCTATATTTTGAATGTAATCTTCATCTTCCCCAAGTAAATCTGCTTGAGCATCTTCTATATTAGCAATATTCTGTAGCATTTCATTAGTAGCATCAGTAAATGCATCAGCTAAGTCTTGAATAACATTATTTAAGTCATCACCTTCAAGACCTAAATCTATAAAAGCATCTATAGCACCTTCAAGTTCTTCTTGAGTCACACTATCTACTGTCATTTCAGAAAAGAGAGCAAGAGCTTCTAAATTATCAATTTGCCATTCTTCAAATTTTTGGGATGCTGAGAGTTGACCTTCAATAGCTAAAGTAACAGCCCTTATCGCTTCTGCCACACCTTCTACTTCTCCTGTAGTTTCTGCTATTAAACCAAAGGCTTCTTGTAGCTCAAGTATTTCATTCTGTGCATCAGTTGTATCTATATTTTGCATTACTTCAACAACTGCTTGTATATCACCTTCTGACTCCACCCAAGCAGCACCAACCTCTTCATTTAAAGTTGCGATATAACTTGTGGAAATTTGCTGTGCTATCTCAGCATAACCAGCAGATTGTATTGCACTTTGGATAATGCTATCAATATCACCACCTTGCATTAAAGCAGATTGTAATGCATCAGCAGTTAACCCTGTAATATTAGCACCAAGAACTTGAGCCATATCAGATTCAGCTTCAGTAATCTGCTCTGTAGTAGCGTGGACTTCTTCTAATGATTCAATAAGCGATTGCCAACTATCTGTTAGTTCATCAATAGCTGTAATTGAAGACACAGTTGTTATACCAGCAACACCTTCTTCTAATTGATATAATACTTCTACAACAGCTAACATATTAGCAAATGCTTCAGTACCAGTTTCACCAAATTCTTCTGATCGCCTATTTATTTCGCCTACAAAATCATCAAACGCTTCAGTAACCGCAATAAAATTAGCAAATGTACCTAATAATCCAATATCTTCAACTTGAATACTCTCTAAAAAATCTAAATTAAAATATTCACTTGATAAACCAAGACCCTCAAATAATTCATCAGCATAATGTTCTACAAAACTATCAGTTAAATCTTGTAATAATGATTCCACACCTTCTTCATCTTCAAAATAATGGTCAATATCATCTGCCCAATCTTGACCAATTAAGTGGAATGGGTCTTCTCTCATAATATCTTCTAAACTACCACCAATTGTACCATCAAGATATAAAAAAACCTCTTCCATGAAGCTACTCATATACTCTTCTATCTCTGATTCAGGTATCGCGGAATCCCTCGGAGAAATATTAATAAAAGATCCATAAGATAATTCTGATACACTTCCCCATTCACTACCTGTGAACATTTTATAGATATCACTCTCTTCTTCTAATCCAAAACCAAACATTAGATCTGCTTCATGATAACGATCACTACCACCAGCAAAAGCAGCAACAATACCTCCAACAACAGCACCAACAATCGCCCCAATAGGGCCTCCATAAGATCCATATGCAGTGCCAGATGTAATAGCAGTACCAGCAGCAGCGCCACCTACTGCGCCCACCCCTGCGCCTATTCCAGAATATTCACCTTGAGGTAATCCAAGCCAATCTCCAAGATATGTATATCCAAGACTGCCTAATATACCATAAAATGAATTCTCAGCAATTGTACCTACTATACCAGAAGAAGCTACTGCACCAGTTCCCGCTTCAATACCACCATAAGTACCCCAAAGTTCTGCACCAAATATAGACTCACCAACACTACCAACTATACCACTACTTAAAGCAGTACCAACTGTAGTAGCAGTATTCCCTGACATTAGACTATAAAGGCTACTAAGATCAGATAATACACCAAGATCAATTCCATAAGTACTTGATGTATCAGTTGTAAGTAAATCAGTAGTATATGTACCAGTAGTATATGATCCTGTATCTCCTATAATAGACATATAGACAGGCATAACAATTGCTTCTGTAAGAAATTTTTTGGCGATATCAGTAACCATTTCTTCGGCCATATCAACCAAAGTATCACCCATATCATCCCAATTGTCTACTATTCTGTCAGTAAAATCCTCCGCATCTTCATAAAGATCATCATAGGCTTTTTGTGCAGCTTTTTGTTCTTCTTCTATTCTATCATTCTCTATTTCAGTTCTTTTAGCTACATACCATTCAAAGATTTTAGTTTTATCTTCTTCATTTTGTTCAAATTTAGCTCTATCTTTATCAAGTAAGTATACTTTGTATTCATAATCAGAAAGTGTTGCTTTATCATATTTTTTTTGAAAATCCTCATGAATGTCAAGAATTTCTTCATGATGCTTATCTATTTCACCAAAAGTTTCTTCTAATGCTTTATCAAGATTTTTAAGTCTTTTCTCATATTCTTTTTTTATATTCTTAGTTTCTTTATCAAGAATTTCTTGTCTTGCTTCGGAGGCTTTTTCTTCTGCTGCTTGTATATCAACATTTTTTTGATCTTCTAATACCTTATAAATCTCATGATTATCACCAAGATACTTTTTTAATTCAGATATCTGCTTTGCATAAAATTCTTTAGCTTTTTTTATCTCTTCTTCTTTTTCTTTATCTATTTCATCAAGATTATGTTTTCTTAATTCTTCTCTTACTTTATACAAAACAGCTTCTTGTTTTTGTATTTCTCCGTACATTTGATTATAAATAATAGATGTTTGTTGTGCATCTATTACAAATTTATCATTTGCTTCTGTCTGAGTTTTTTCTAAATCTTCGTATGTTAATTCCCATCTTTTAATAGCATCTGATAATACTGAAATTTGCTTTTCATACTTTTCTATCTTATCAGGATCAGTAGTCATCGTAATAGATTCTTCTAATGTTACAATACTATCTTTTAATCTATTCATCTCTGCTGTTGCTCTTTCAGTTGCATCAGCAGAACCAAACATTAATTCAGCAGCTTTATCACCAATAGCACCAATTTGATCTAATTTATTTGAAATTCCAGAAAGAGTTTCTAAGAATAGTTTAGCATTAAATGTTGCTATTTGAAAAAATGTACCAAGTTCATTTTTAATTAGATCTTGATTTGTTTCAAGAAAAGATTTTGTTTCTTTAGCCAAATCAGCCATTTCTTCAATTAATCCAGATTCACCAACTGCTCTTTGTAATTCAAGAACCTCATTTTTTAACCTATTGAAATGCGCTTGCGCTGAATCAGCAGATTCAATAGCAGCTTCACCAAATCTGCCTTCAAGAACATCTGCTAACTTAGGTAATAAATCTTCAGCGAGAACTTCCCCATTTTCAAGCATATCATTAAGTTTTTGTGTTGAAACACCTATTGCTTCTGCTGCCATTTGGAATGCACCAGGCAATCTTTCACCAAGCTGACCACGCAATTCTTCTGCTTGAACATTACCCTTTGAAATCATTTGAGATAACGCTCTTAATGTTCCTTCAACTTCATCAGAAGACATACCTAAAACAGTTGCAGCTTTACTTACAGATAAGAATACATCTCTAATACCTTGTCCTTCCAAAGATGTATTTTTAGATGCAGCTAATATACCTTTATAGGATTTTTCAAGTATACTAAGTTCGAGACCTAAATCATCTGCTGTTTTTGTTAAAAATTGCATCTCCTCTGCTGCTTCTTTTTCACTACCAGTTATTGCTTTAAAAGTTCTTTGTAATGAGTCTAATTGAATACCTGCCTTAATTGTATCAGATATAAAGCTTTGCATTTCCATTGCAGTAAGAACAGTTGCATAACCAATAGCAGCAGCTTTTACAGTTTTTAATGTACCAGCAAACTTATTTTTACTTGCTTCTGCTTTCTTTTCAGCAGCAGTAGATTTGTTTAGTGCCTCAGTAACATCATCTATACTTTTCTCATACTTTAAATTCTCACCATAAGAACTCTTAATATCATTTTTTAAATCATTTACAGCTTTACCATACCTAACAGTAAATTGAGTTGATGATATTAATCCTTTATTTAACTCTTCTATTCCTTTAGTAACTGCTTTATTCGCATCAGCTAAATCTTTTTGTTGTTTTGGTAACTTCTCACTCTCTGTTTTAAAAGATTTTTGTGTTTTTTCTAATTTAGATAAAACATCTTGTAAGGAATCAAGAGAAGAGGTAGCTTTACTCGCAGACTCATTAATACTCTCCATAGTACTATAAGCTTCTTTACCACCAGTTATCGCTACATTTATTAATAAATCAGACATAAGCTACCTTCTTCTTGATTTCTTTGTTTTGTTAGCTGCCCTTTGTCTTTTTATTTCTTTGTGTTTAATATCCCTATATTCGTTATCAAGTTTTCTTATAAAGAATACAAATGAATTAAAAAGATTTATATCAGTAATTCCATATCTATAAGCATAGTCATTAATTGCTGTCCAAAGAATAGGACCAACACAACCTTCTGCATTCCTTCTCTCGGTCATTAATTCCCAAAAAGCATCCCAAACAAACAACAAGTTATGTGTAAGAATGGGTGGGTCTTTTTTAATGATCTTTTGGCCCCTTGATTCCTTTGCTTTATTAACCCACCCATTCTTCTGCTCATCAAGAGCGTGTTTGAGACACTTTATTAGTTTTTTGCGTCTTCAACTTCCTGTTCTTTTTGAAATGTTGTAAGTTTATCAGCATCTTCCCTGAGAATACTGAAAAAATCAGGAAGCATAAGAAGGACTTTCATTACATTCTCATAGTTAAAAGGCTTAATCTCAACAACCCCTTTTTTATCAGGCATTGCAATACCATCAACCCATTTGTCACCATCTTTGGATTGCCAACCTTTTATGATAGTTTTTGCAAACACTTCTGCCCACGGGCGATCAATATCTTCTTTAGTATCAGTTCCTGCATTTTCATATTTCTTTGCTGATTTTTTAAAATATTTGAAATAGGCAACATTCTTATTTCCGGCACGGGCAATTTTCACTTTTGTATGCCCCTTATATTCTTTCCAAATACCTTCTACTTCAAAATCATCTTCTGTTTTAAAATCTTCAAACAAATTCCCCATAATAATTCTCCTTGATTAATTTTATATTATTTACCTTGTATTAGTCAGGAGGAAATGGCCCAAGGCATAAACCACTTTCGGATGTTCCTTCCTATCCTCCTGGTATTAATAATTATATTTTAAATAGGTATATAAGGAAATTTACAAGCTCCAAGAGCATAACCATATGTAGTGTCTTTATGAGCCATACCAGTTAAACTTACATTAATCGTATCATTTGTTGGAAAATCCCTGCTACCATCACCAAGACACATAGATGGAATATCAAACAGAATTCCACCATCTTCATTATGAAGCATAGTTGTTAGACTAACTGTATCGTTATTCCTAACTGAAACAATTGGTTGAGACGAAGTAAGATACATTGTTGCAGAAATATCAACATTAAAATTACCAAGTGCAACCATCACAGTACCAAGACAACCAACACCTTTTTTTGGTGTGATATTATTGGATAATGTAATTGATAAGTTTTGTAATAGACATTCATCAGCAGGAACAATTTCATTACCATCACTTGTAATAATATCAAGCCTACCAATATCAGAGCTTGTATTAAGCATTGTCGTATCAACAACATTTGAACGTGTACCACCAGCCTGTACGCTTGTCGGAATAGGTGTATCAAGACCAATAAATCCATATGATACTGTAGCCTTATCTTGCATATTAAGACTAAGACTCATTTCATTTGCATAATTACCATTTGGATAATGATATTTATTAGTCAAAGTATCGTAGATAACTTCAAAAGCATAAGTTTCTGTTAGAAAATCAGCATCTGAATAATCCACATTCTTTATAAAAGAAGGTATAAAAATTTGAATTGTCTTTCCAGCACCAGCATCAGTAGTAAATGCAGAAGGAACTCTTTCAAGAGTCAAATCATTAGTATCTACAGCTTTAACTTTTGCAAAACCATCACCTGATGTTGCAAAAGAAGTATCAGTTGTTCCACCACCAACGTAAATCCACTGGCCTACTACTAACCCAAGTCCAGTGAAATCAAGAGTTGTACTTGCAAGAGATCCATCAGATCCCATAGTGATATCACCAGAAGCACCTTGAACACCTACAATGTCAACTCTTGCTGTTGAAGGTGGTGAAGATTCAGCAACAAGTGTATCAGTAACCTCAATCTCTGTATCAATAGTCGATGTGTCAGTTACTTTAAGTCCATTATTATCACTGCTTGAATAATTCCTTGCATACACAAGAGTTCCAGCATCAAGAGTACCACCTGAAGTTACAGTATAACCACTTGTAGTAACAGCAGTAGGTGTAAAGCTTGTTTGTTCATTCCATGAAGCAAACCAGAAACCTTGAGCAAATAAGTCAAACATTGAATAAGTCAAATCAGCATCAAAATTGACATTACTATCAAGGCCAGTTACACCACCTTTTCTTCTCATTCTATCATTTGAAATAGGATTACGTTCCGTTGTGTTAATTGTCTCACCAAATTCTGAAACTGAATTAACTTCAAGGTACTTCCATACAGGACTGCCAGGTAAAGTTCCTGGTGTGGATGACTCAACAGCAACAGCAAAACTTGCTTTATCTGTTAAAGATCCATTAATAAAAGCCATAATTACTCCTTATTTATTTGTTATAAGATTTCATTTTTATTTTGGTTCATCAAAAGAGAAATATATTGTTATATCGTACTGATACCAACCAGAGTTATCATTACCTATTTGTAAATAATCACCGTATTTAAAAACAATATCCGTTGCTATTCTCTCTCCTTCAAAAATATTGACTATCTCTTCACATATATCTCTGCCAGAAGACGTTCCAGTCCCTTCAGGAACAAAAACCTGACAAGATATAAATCCAACTCTTCTAAATCTCCTATGGCCTTTTGTACCTAAAGTAGCTTTAGACGTCGTATTATCAATTATAGAAAAAGTTAACCATGGTTTACTACTTTGTTTTGTTGTTGAGGATATTGGACTCGTGCAATACCAAAAGGTACTTTGATTATCAAAAGAAACAGGTGTAGTATCGTTGAACTCTGATATAAATTCATTTGTTATTTCTATTGCTGCTTCTTTTCTATTCATTTCCTAATAACCTTTAAGCGTTCTTCACCATCTTGTTTAGCTTTTTCTCTGAATTTTTGTGCTGGTATACCATCTGCACCATAATTAACCCAAGGACCATAATAAACATTATTATTCCAATAAATATTGCTATGGAGACAAACATCATCTGTGTTAAGAAACTTAGACCAATTACTTGATTGTAAAGAATCATCTGGCTTCTCTCTACTACCTACTACATTAAAAAATTCTTGATCTATAGTAACTATCCAGTTATCACGCAAATGAGAGGTTATTACTGGAGTACCTTGTTCTGATTTAGGTTTCATAAGAGATTCTTGTATAGTATTGCCAACATCTTTAATACGCTTGTTTAAAGAATCAAGTGAATCTTGGCTTTCTTTTTTTAAATCCTTGAGAAACTTTTGAAAATTATTACTCATTCTCACTCCCTAATTTGCAAGACGTATAAAACAACTGTATCTTTATCTTTCCATTTAGTTACTCTTTGGATATTATAAGTAGTAGTGCCATCAGTTATTTTATTTTCTATAGTTGGTTCAGTAGTAAGAGAAGAAGGGTCTACATATAATTTAATATCAGATAATCCTATAGTGCCATCTGACATCTCTTTTTCTTTATAATGCCCAATATAAGAATAAATAAGGTCAGTAGTAGTTGTATTAATAACATTTAATGGATTAGTAGGGTCAATAGTAGTTGTATATGTAATTAGAGATAGATCATCATTACCATTCCTGTTAATAAGCCTTTTTATACTATCTAAATATGTACTACTCATTATGTATTAGCCTCATACTAACTAAAAAGTAACATTGATATATTTTTATCACCAATACCATACCTGACCATTTTATATCAGTTAAAGCTGTGTCAGTTTTTCCTTGAATTTATCTGATTAACTAATCCTTCAACAATTTTATCAGCTTTTATCTGTCTTTCTTCTAATCTTGCTATCAATACAGCTATTCTATTATTTGAATCAGTATTCTCTCTAACAACTTGTGATAATGACTCAAGAACCCTTAACGATTCGTGTATTTGTGTGCTAATTGTGGATAGCCGAACTTGTAGTATATTTCGTTCTTTTTGAGCCTGCTTCCAATGTTGTTCTAAGTATTCAATCCGTAATGAGAGTGTGGCATCAGTTTTATTAATTGTACTATAAGTAACAGAAAGACCAATAATAATACTTATGCATAAACTCAATAATGGTATAAAATTTTCTTTATTTACCAATGATTTAACCATAGTTGTATTCTATAATGGATATTCTAAGTTAGATGAAGTAGAAGAAGTTGGATTTACGTCAATAGGTGGATCATCTAAAAAACTATCATTATCACTTATGTTCACACACATATAGCCAGTACTATACGATGGGAGACCCGTATATCCAATATTAGTACAAACTGTCTTTATTCTACTAAGAAAATTATCCCATACATTATTGTTATCACCTTTAAAAAATTCCTCCCACATATCTTCCGTTCTTATACCTTTATAGCTCTGAATCAATGAGCTTTTAGCTGCATTATTCTCAGCAATCATCTTTGTACTCTTACATGTAACTTCTTCATAATAACTATCATCTGAACCAACAGCATTGATTACTTTTTGAATCATAACGAGCATTTGATTATCAGTAAAAACATTCTCAGATGGTAGATATATCTTAACTTCTTCAAGAACTTCATCAGCATCAATAGCCATTTTATATCCTTTAGTGATCTAAATAAGAAGGTGAATAGGGGAGTTAGTTAACTCCCCATTAAATTAAACATTCACAAGATTACGGATAAGATCAGGTTTTTTATTAAAAAAGAGTTTATTTTCTTCCATGAAGATACTAATACCTTGGAATTCATTTGTATTTGTCCAAGAATACCTTTTTAGTGCTTCTGTATTTACATAAGAACGTGTCTGTGCAGGAGCATAAGCAATCCCCATAAAATTAGATACGCCCACAGGGATCATATAGGCATCAGTATCCGCGATTAATTTAGTTCCAGAAATAATCTCAGAACCGTAATTTATATAAATAATACCATCCTGATCTCCTTTAAACCAATCATACCTGAAAGTAGAAGATCCCCAATCGGATGTATCTACTTCCATACTCGCAAGATCAATAGTAGATTTTAGAGGTCTGCCAAGAGATTCTTTTCTCTCAATACTAAGCCTCTGCTCAAAATATGTATCTCCACATACTTCAACGATAGCAGTTGCGCTGTCACCATACTGTGCAAGTGTAGTTTGCAAAGCTTTTTTCTGATCCCTTTGCAACTTAATATGATCAGCATTTGAACTGTCAAGTTCCATTGAAGTTTTTGCAGATCTTGATGTACCTACAATATCAGTGTAAAAATTATACTGCGTATAAGGCCCACCATCAATTCTATTTACATCAGAGACTAAAAGATCTCTAAAACCAAGCTCATCATGAAGCATCCAAGCATTATCAGCTTTAGTAGTCATTTTAGCGATCCAATCTGCTTCAGTCATTAGATCAGTTGTACCAGGTTTCCTTCTATTCGCATAATCTTTGGGAGCAATATTCACCCTAAGACCAAAAGAAGGGATACCAAAATATTTCTGTTTTGCATCATCTTTAGGAAGATCTTTAGGCCCTCTCTGATCATATCTTTTACCAGAAGGCAACTGAGCGGTATCAGTCTCTTCATCGTACTGAAAAACATTAATCATATTTGTTTCAGTATAACCACCCAACAATGCTGTCAAAAGTTTAGGTGTAACAGGGCCTTTCTGAGTTCCTTCTGATACATCCTGATACTCAAAAGGATTGCCCTGAACAATTGAGAGTTCTTTTCTAATATCTTCCCCACCTTTATCAAAAGGTGCAGTAACTTTAATAGTCATTATATATTTTTCCTTTTATTTATAGTTACACAAAAGTAGGAGCAACAGTTGTACCAGACTCAATTACACTAATACCTTTTCTATCAAGTGCAGCATAAAATTCATCCTGATCTGCTTCAGCAACATCACCCCAAGTAAATCCATCTTCTACAACAGCAGCAGGACCACGATAAATAACTGTCATATCAACTGCATCAGTATCAATAGTAGTATCTGTCTGATTGAACCCCCTACCTTCAGCAGCACCAACAGCAATACAAATTTCTGAACCAGCAGTAGCAGCAGGGCCACCATCACCCATATAAGCTCTTCTACAAACCCATACAACACCTGTAGTCTCTGTAGTAGTACCACCAATAACAGTAATCCATGTTGGCTCAGAAGTATGAGAAGTTCCTGCTGTCATACACATATACTCATAACCATCCTGTGTAACAGGTTTTACAACATCACCAACAGAGTATGCTGTTTCTTTAACCCAATCAGAATTTGCAGTGAATACATTAAAAGCACTTGTAGTTGAATTCCATTTCATAGGAATACCAATATTATCAATATCCGTTTCACTTGCTGCTTTTACATCAACTGTTGCAAAACAATAGTCAACATAAGCTTCATCCTCAAAGCTATTATATCCTTTAAGGAGATCACTTTCTCTCGTACGAGTAGCTCCATTACTTACTGTCGGCATGACATTTTCCCTTCTTATTTTAAATTAAATTTCTTCTTATAGAATATTTTATTAATAATAATTATTTGCTACCTTTAGTATTTTTCTTTCTTGCTTCCATAATCTGTTCAGAAAGAGATTTTTCTATAACATCACCATCACCAGTAGCTCCTGCTTCATCAGAAAGCTGCTTCTGGAGTTCATTTTCTTCTTCAGGCTCTTTAAAATCATTCATTGCAGAAAAAGCTTTTATGATAGTTTCAACAGTTTTCTCGTCAAGATCTACAATTGACTCTGAAACTTCACACAATAATTCACTATCAAAAGGAAAATCATTTAGAGATTTTTCAATGACAAGCTTTTTTTCAATCCTTTCAGCTTTAGCTTCTGATGCTTCCATTTTAGCAACAGTCTCTTCAAGTTTTTTCTGCAAAGCATCATTAGAAGCTTTAAGTTCTTTTACAACATTTTCGTCCATTGGTTTGTCCTTTTTCTGATTAGTTGTTTTCTTGCTTATATTATCTAAAATTGTCTGTTCTTCATCGGATATTTCTTCTTCTCTCTTCTTCAAAAGAAGTGGATCGTCCATCAAACTTGCAGCACCAAGAGTGTAATGAATGTGTGGTCCAAGTTTATTCTTTTCATTCTTTTCAAAGTCAAAATTTACATTCTTCAAAAAAGTTTTTTTATTAATAGCATTACTCATCATTTACCTCTTCTCTCCCACCTTTAGCTCCGATAGAAAGTCCTTTTAAAACACCATCTTTTCTCATTTGCCAAAGATCAGAATCATGAAATTGCACTTTTACAATAGGTAGCCCCTCTGGAACTTCTGTATCACCAATCATACAATCACACTCATTAACCCAGGCTTTAATAATTTCTATATCATTGATATTCTCTTCATGAAACAAGCCACCTGAGAGTCTTCCTTCTTTTATAGCATTGTTACAACTATCAACCATTTTATAGATGGTTTCTGAATCCATTAATTCTCCATGACCATCTTCAACATTCGGAGGGCAATACATAGTCTCAATAGCAATCATTTCTTCATCATAAAATTGCTTAATGACAGGAAGCTCTTTATTAGAATTACCTATAATCCTGCTAATAGCTTTTTTAAGACTCTTGAAAAGACTACCATCTTCTACAAACGGATCATCATCTGTAATAACAGCGGGTATATCATTTTTTACTGGTGTATAAACTGTTTCCCTTTTAACTTCAAACATGTCACCAACAAATGTAACATTCACACCATCAAGTTTATATTCAATACCCCAAGTAATACAATAATAACCTTTGCTATAATACTCAGCTTCAAAGTAGAAAAATGTTTTACCTTCTTTTTCTTCATAATCTAAGCTATAAATCCATGTATCTTCAAAGACAAATGTTGCTTTCAAAGCATCGTGTAGATATCTCCTAATATCATCAGATGTAGATTTCTTGATATCTTCTGGTGCTTTAATTATTGTTTTTTTCATATCCTACCCTTATTAGTATTCAAAAAAGAAATAACTATTTATCTATAAAAATTGGAATACCTGTTTTTGTATCGACCAATGTTATTTGATTATCATCTTCATATTCAAATACTAAGTTTTTACTTATATCAGTATTCTCCATATTGTTAGTACTTACAGCACCACCACCATCTTGAGTTGTACCAGTTCCAGAAGATCCTTGAACAACTCTATAATTTTTAAAATTCTCAGTGTATTTTACATCACCATTGCAATACCTTTTGACTGACGATTTTGCAATTCCAAATGCATCAGCAATCTCCTGTAATTCTTTACCACTTTCTCTTAAATATAAAATCCTATCGTAGATATCTTCTGAAATTTTATTCGATTTACGTAATGAATTTTCTCTAAAAGTTGTATATAGTAGTGAATATCTTAATAATCTATTACCTTTACAACTAATTATTCTGTAAGCATGAGTTTTTGAAATAAGGTATTTATCAACTATCTCATCAATTTTATAAGCCTTTTCAAACCAATCAAACCATATATTAAATACATCAATTAAAGCAATTTGACAAAGACTATCAGAAATTTTATCTCTGTCTTTTTTAGTAAATTGATAATTTCTCATAGTTATTTCGCCACCAACAGAGATACTCCATCCGATACAAGATGTTGGTCGTAATTTATATTCTAAATTAGCGATATATTTTTTAGATCCTATGCACAAAACATTAAACATGCAATCATCATATTTATTTAATGCGTGATGAATAATTGTTTTTGGCCTATTATAAGCATCACACTTATGCTCAAAGAAACGCCTGGATGGTTGTTTAGTAATACCAATATAACCTTCTTTGTTAATATTATTATGACAAGGACGATGAATCCAATATAAATAATACTTATTAAACATTTCACTCCTTATCAATAAACAAAGGGTTGCCAGAAGCTGTATCAATTAAGACTATTTGATTTTCAGTTTCATAATCATAAACCAAAGACTTACTCATATTTGCATTCTCATTATTTGCAACCGAAGCATCAGAACCGTTCTCACCACCATATGATTGGGAGGTGCCTTCGCCTGCGGTAGTCATCCCATCCCCAGCCCTTGACTTACCTTTATCAGTAAAATCTAGATCTTCAATACCATCAATGTCCCAACCAAGTTCTTCATATACAGCCTCAAGAGCTTTTTGCGTCATTTTATTAACACTTGCCATCCTTTGAACCACCTTACTCATTTCATCTTTACTTGTCTCAGTAGGATTAATAGGTTCATATACAGGCATATCCTCATAATCAAGATATACACCATTAATAGCAAGCAATCTTGGAGCTAATTGAGTATTTAAGACATCAACTTTTTGTAAGATATTTCTTTCTACATAATACCCATGAGTGCTTGTAGCATTAGATGAAAGATTATAAGACCCTACAGAATCTTGCCCAAGTAAAAGAAAACCCGTACCAAAACAATTATAAATACTTTTTCTTTTTTGATCTATGACATTACTTGTGTCATATTGTTTTCCATTTCCATCTATACCTTTTAACTCAAAATCATAAAAATACTTTTTTGAATTCACATCAGAATCTGACGTAAGGACTATGAATGAAGATTTTCCTGCATGTAAATCTGCTGTATTTGTCTGTAATGCCTGATATTCAGCATAAGCATCTGGATAATTTGTTCTATCATTTGCCTGCTCAATAAGCTTAGATGGAACTCTTAAAACAACAATCCCACCAAGATCTTTAGAAATACCAATTACTTCATATTCTTCAATAAGCCTTTTTTCCATCCAAGCAGTATAACAATGGGCTAAAGGGCTATCACCTTGTGGATTATTATCAATAGAATTATATTTAAAATGAAGCATTTGGTTAGATTTAATTATAGGGTAATTTGACTCATAATACTTACCTTCTGCTATGGCTCTAATACCATCATTCTTAAATCCAACAAGAGAATTAAATTGTCTTGTGCCTTTTAACCTCGGTTGTTGAACACATCCTAAGAGTTCTGTTTGATTTTTATTCCATAGCCAACCATAAATACTCTTTTGATTTCTCGGTGATAATTTTCTTAAACACCAGGAACCTTTATACGGACCATATTTTCTTTTTTCAGTGACTATGTTTTGGAGGCTGAATCCATACCTTAAATCAGTACAAGCATTTTGAAGAAATTCAAGATACGTCCCATAAGACATATTTCTTATATCATAATTAAGTTTCTGTGCAGCAATTTTACTTACTTTGCTATTAGATGGACCAGAAACATACTTGCCACCATACAAAGCAGTAATTACAAGGAGATTAGTTACATCTATAGAATTATATACGCAATCATCAAGATACATATTATCAAAAGTAATTAATCTCGTCGGCATTTTAAGATCAGTTTTCCTTTGATCATCAATAAATCTATTACTCGTAACAATCCTTGGTTGACCTACCTCTTGTCTAACAGTAGTCTTTGGTATTGTACTTTTTGAAGACTCAGCTTTATGTATAGTTTGTGTATCAGACACTATTTAGATCCAATATTTTCTTTTAAATATTTTTTAATACTCGCTGGATAAACGATATCCTCTGGAATATTAATCCCGTTATCATCAGCAAAATTCAAAAGATCTTCTTTTTTTGTTAATGAATCAATATCAACTTCATCATTTGTTTCTGCACAAATCTCTTCTTTTTTTATGAATCTTAAACCAATTAATCTAAAAATTTGAGGACAATGTTTCGGTGAAAAATCTTCATTTATCGTGTACCCATCCTCGTATAATTTATTAATTGTTTTAATTAGATCAACAACATCTTTAATCTTAGGACTTTGAAAATCAAGAATTTTACTGCCATCCTCTAAGTCTTTAATTCTCATAATATCTACCTCCTGTAGTACTATAGTACCTATCAATCTTCTTGATTGTTGCCTGAAACGGAATTTCTTTTGCGTATCTTTCGACCTGGTCGATGAGTACATCTGACCCGATAAAAACTATACGTTTTTCCTGAGTGCCGACAAATTCGAACTGCAATGCCAAACACATTCCAGAGTTGTTTCGGCTGTATTTAAATTTTTTGACGCGGTGCCGGTGATGATAATTTCACGATTCACCACGTCTCCAATTAATATCTTAGGCCCGTCGAGCTGTGTATTTTCTTCAGCAAAATCAGTAAATTTTCTTCAAAATTGAACCCCCAACAAAATTTAAGCAGCCGAGCGCGTGGAGGTAAGCGAAGCGTAATATGAGGAGGCGCTAAACGCATTCATACGACCAAGCCCCGCACCCGCGCCATACGACAGAAAGCCACTCGCAAACAGGACACGCCAACCCCCGGCACTGTTGCTGTGATAGTCAGGGATGTATGTGCTGGATGTCCCGCCCAATTCTGCCGGGTAAAACGTAACAGCCTCACCAACGAAGGCCATATCTTTAATATAATCGCCAGCATCTCCAAAAGCCGGGGCATGGCCAGTATCAATATAATTTGTTCCGGTGTCGTCAGCGAAATCGTCAGGAGTGTGACACACATAGACATGACAATCGCCAGTTGTATTGTCTATGTTTATCCCATCAATGAACTGATAGGCATTGCCAAAAAAGTTCTCTATCCCGCGATAACTATTAGCTACATACTTATCGACAGCTACTATCCCTGACAAATCCGAATCATCACCAGCTAGATCAACAAGCACGCTTCCGGATGCATTGCCGAGCGACAATGTTCTGCCAGCCTTCCGTGCATACGAATAACTATATGAACTTGCTTCTGTGTATCCGGGCAGTACAGCCTGAGAGTTCCATGTTTTATACTCCGTTAAAAACAACATCCAGACAATCTCATACAACCCCCAAGAAAATTGAAAGAATCCAGATTGTTGCTGTGCTCTGAATTGCGCCCGCGTTCTATTTGAAAACGGATTTGGATATAAATTTGTTGTATATGCCGAAGTATCTTTAACAGCACTTATAAGATCAGCATCAACAGTATCAGTTGCCGCAACTCCTTGAAATGCGCTTATATATCGATAGTTATCAGATCCAAAAGCCGGCGGTATCCAAGCGTCGTTACCTAAAAATGAAAACGATGAATCCGAAATTAATACATACCGATAATCACCATCCTTAAGGCATAGCGTATAAAATTTTGGAATACGAACCATAACCTGACCGACTGAGCCATCCAGCGTTGCCGCCCCACCAGACGCCAACTGGGAACTGTCGCTTGCGTCAAGCAACATAAATTCTCCAGCAGATGTCAGCAATCCACGCACCATCTGCTCTTGTATAGGAAAGTTATTATAATCAGTTTCTATAAATACACCACCAATGATAATCCCTTTTACCATGACATCGTTCACATAATCCCATCTCACTCCGTAAATAACAGCTTTGTTACGCTGTATGTATCTTCTATCGGCAGCGCTCCGTAACATCCCCCCACCAAATAACATAATATTGTTCATTATGACTCCGTAGCAAAAAAGCTTTGCCGAAATGCGACCCAAGCCGTTTCAAACTCGTTGATATTTTCGGGCGTCAAAATCAGAGTATTTCCGTTGGAAAAATGAAATTCGGTATTGTTTCCAGCAGATATATATGATTGGATAGTTCCAAGCCCCCACTGATCTTCCGCTGTTGCAGAGCACATCACACCAAGAATTTTTGTGCCGATGTGCTTGTTAACCATGGCTGTCAAGCCGGAAACAACTGTCTCATCAGTGAGATCCTGGCCGGTATCATCAATCTCAAAGTAATTAAATTGATACCCTTCGTTATCTTCCGAGTCTGTATAATTCTCGACGTTATACGGCACCAGAATTTTGCCCCCACTACGCACGATTATAGGGTTATCTTTTGAATATGTTTTCATACAATATACCCTCATTAAATTTTTTTAATCAATCATCTCATCAGGATGGTAAAGTCTTAGATATCAAACAATTTCCTGATCATCCGCAGACAGCAACTCCTGTACCCGCTGCTTAACCACCTGGTTTTTAAAAATCGGATTATCTTACAGCAAGAACTACTGCTGTTTTTGTTGTATTACTCTTCTGGTTTCTTCTTACTATTGGGATAGATTGTTCTTGTGAAAGATAATTAAAAGCAGAACTTGTACTATCAGGCCAATCATCTTTATAAGATCTTGTGCTACGTTCGCCTGTAAAATCCTCTTGTTCTTTATAAAACATTTCTAACGTTTTAGAATCAAATGTTGATTCGACTATACCAACAAGACCATTTTCACATGCCGAGCTAAAAGGTTCATATCTTATTAGCTTACCTGCTGTGCTTTTTGCTGGATCTTTTTTTACTATAAATCCCTCAGAAGTTAACTTACTTGCACTTTGTAAAAATTCTGCTTGCCCATTAGGATCTTGCGGTAAAACAATTTTACAATCTTTGGAGTCATATTGAGCCTGTTTTAATATAATTTGCTCTCTCTTACCACTTCTCTCCCTAAATTTACCGTAATATCCTAAATCTTCATCTTTATTATCTGGATGGTGATCTCCAAATATAATGTACTCCCCATCTGAAGTTTTCATCATTCCACAGCAAGCTGTAAAATCTGGATATCTATTAACTTCAGATGGTTTTGTTTGAGCTTTATCCCAAGCCCTAACTTTTACTCCATCAGATGGTAGTTTATCGTATTTATTCAACCACTGACGTTTAAAATGTCCAGAAGCTTCTGGTACTGCCTCCCAACAACCGTATAGATTTCTTGCCTTATTTATTTCACTCTGGCCTTTTAGCATACTTAAATAACCAGGATTTTTTTTAATCATTGGTGGGTTATCGTAAATTGTTGCCCCAATGAATTCAACTGAAATAGGCCTTTCACCTTCTTCTTCAAGATATTTATCTAAATCTTTAGGATTAGAAGCCCATATAAAATCATCATTCCTTCTTACATAGTATCTTAGCTTACCTCTTTTTTTATCATCTGGGTATCCTTCTTCATTCAACCACCATTTAACAAGATCATATGTAAAATGGTTTCTGTCAGGATTACAAGACGCGACAACCCTTGATTCCATATCAGCACCAGATCTTAATCTTTGTTGTAAATACTCAAACTGATACCAAGTAAAACTGGTTAACTCATCAAATAACTCAAGAGAATATTGTAAACCTTGATGTTCATCTGCCGTTTTTTCATATTCAAGATGACAATAAACCATGCTTGCACCGTTAGGCCATGTAACAGTTAAATCAGATTCTCTAAATGTTGGTTTATATTCTTTAGGTAGTTGATTGTAAATAGATTTTGCTGTTTGCCACATTCCACCCTGACCACGAATTTGTTTAGTATTTCTTCTAAAACAAACACCGTTAAATTCAGGATCATGAATATATCTAAGTGGTATTAAATTTAATATGTAAGAATTATGAGTTACAATAAAGTCATTTGTAACATAAAGTCTTGATGGATGACTAACACTTATACAGCGAGTTCTCTCAAAACCTGTTTTCTCGACTGAGACTATTCTTCTTCCTACAACAGATAAGCCACCATTAAATTCTCTACATCTAACTTTTTTTCTCGTTAAATTTACAAATCTTTGTGGAGCATATGCTGGTTTAAAAGCCACAGTATAAGAGTCTTGGCACTGAATGTAATTATCATTTGTATCTTTATAACCAGATTTTTTTGATCTTATATTTGCTTTACAACCTAAACTCCTAACAACCCATTGAAAATCCTCTGCCAACCTCTTACTAACAGATGTATAAGACAAATGTCCTTTTATATTAACATACCCATCAGTATCCATTAATCCTCTAACTAATTCAAATCGCTTCTCTATTGATGAATACTTGTATGATTCCGGTATAAACTTTGTTCCTGACTTTTTACAAAGTAATCCAAGATCATCTAAATCATCTTTAATTCCTGTGTTATTCTTTAGCAGATATCCGTATTTTGATGAATTAATTTTATACAATGGGTAATTATAGGAATTAAATTTTTGTAAAATCTCATTGTCAGCCGTGGTTAGAGTAATATTATATCCACTTTGACTCATACACCCATCACCAAGTAAAGCACCCAACACATAATGTGGTATTTTATGTTTATAATTAGTGTTAAACCCAATTGGATCACAAAGAGGTATAATTAGGTTCTGGTCTTTTATAAACGCTGAATCATTGGCATCTTGTTTTTTATCAAGAAAAGATTTTAACTCTAACGTATTCATAAGACAACTATTCTCAAAAGATCTACTATGAAAATTACCAGTAGTTTTTGATTTTTGTGACCTTGTTTTATGGATTAACCATAAATGATCAGCATCAGTCTCTAAAGAGCTACCATCATCCATAGTCACAGTAAAAACATCTTGAATCTCTTTGTCTTGTATCCCAATCACTTTTTGTGGTGAACCATCAGGCCCGGAAATAATCGTACCAATTTCTAAATCACCGATCTTTTTTTCGCCCCACGGAGTGATTACAGGGGTACGCAAAGGACTCCCTTTACCACTGCCCATTGATCCACCGATGATGGTTAAATCAGCATTAGAATTCAGCATCTCTGCTTGTCTTTTACTTGCAGGACCAAACATCTATTTACAATAATCTCCAATCTAATTGAAGGGCCGAAGAGATACAGGAGGCAGGAATCTCATTCAAGAAAGCTCATGAATTCTCTCTTGTCGGCCCGTGAATACTAATTTTAACTCAAACCAACTTTTGACATCTTTACAACAATACCAGCAGTTGCACCATCCCATCCTGTACCATCAGCATCAGATATGTAAATAGTATCATCAGCACCTGTAGTATTATAATTAGCAGCAGCTACAAGTGTAGCAAGAACAGTACCAGCACCAGAAATAGTTTCTGCTGTCACAATCTCACCACCACCATCAGTAGTACCAATATCAATTCCACCACCAATAGCACCAGATGATTTAATAGCAATAGCATCAATAATATAATCTTTAGGTAATGTAAAAGTTACATCATCAGTAATTCCAAGATTGATGTACTTCTCTGTATGATTAGCAGGAAGATTAAAAGGAATAGCACCAGATACATCAGCATGAAGCTCATTACCATTGATATCCTCCCAAGTATTATGACCAACACCAGAAGAATCTACTTCAAAAACACATCCAAGTTGTGTGAGTGTAAAATTATCAAAATCAGCACTTGAATCATCAGCATCAGCTACAATACGATAACCACCAGTAGTTGTTGCTGTCCAATCAAGATTCTGCGTAGTACCATCTGCTGATACAGTTCCAATTTCCTGAGTACCATCAAAACTCTGTATAGTAAAAGTAGAAACAATATTTGCTACATCAAAAGTCATTCTATAACGTTTACCAATAGTAGTAGGTGCGCTTGCAGCTAATAGAGTTGCATATTGTTCAGCAGCAGTAGCAGTTACAGTTAAATCATCTGTCTCATCATAAGAATTGAAGTCTACATTAGCCCAAGCACTTGCACCAGAAAAATCCCTGTCAACTTGATTAGGCATTAATTCAGTCTGACTTGCACCAGCGTACTCATAAGATGTAGTAAGACCATTAGAAATTCTCTTTGCTTCTGTAGCAGTAAGAGTTTTATTACCAATAGCACAAAGCCTTATCTCACCATAAAATTCATTAGTACCAGCAGAATCATTACCAATATGCAAATCACCAGCATTATCAAGCGTAAGAGCAGATCCAGAAATATCAACGGTACCAACTGATGCACCATTAATATATGCAGTAGCATTACCACTACGATCAAAACTTACTACTACAATTGCTTCTGTATTGTTACTAAATACACCAGACCCAATAATTGCTGAAGCATCTGCTGTGTCATCATCAAGTCTTATATAAAGATCATCTTCATTAAGATAAAGACCATATCCAATACCAGCTGCTTCTTTATTTATAATATAATCAGTTTCTCTTGTAACATCATAAGGATTAATAGCCATTGCAATATAAAAATCACCAGTACCAACATCAAGGCTTGCATTATCAGCAACTACAGCAGCATCATTTGTCCCGTCAAATAGATATTTAGGCTCAGTAGCAAGAGTATCCTGTGTATTCTGTAAATCAGTAGCATAATAACCGGCTGCATCTAAATCTGCTGCGAGTACTGGAGATGGATCTGTAGACAATTCACCACCAGTAAAATCCCTGTCAGGAATTGTGATAGTCCTCTCTGTACCTGTTGTTATACCAGATAAATCAAAAGTAATGGTTTTAGTAGGATCTGTAGCATCTTTTATATTAAAAAGATCACTATCAACATCATTTGTTAAACCACTTTTCTTAATATCTGTTTTTTTCTTTCTTATCTCAAGTGTCATACTCTCTCCTAATACCTAATAAATTCGATCTGGAGAATACTATCAGCAGTCCCTTTTACGAAAAATAGAGATGTACTATCAGATGAATGTTTTCTACTTGCTGTGTTAATCCAAGGCGCTGTACTATCATCCACGGAATGAATGAAAGTTTCAGTGTCATCAGTTAAAAGTTTAATTTCAAAATCTGTCTGATCATTAGTCTTAACAATGTATTCATCAAAATACAAAGTTGAACTTACAGTAACTTCCTGAAAGTCAGCAGTAAGTGTTACATTTTTAATATCCTTAAGTTTAGCCATTGTATCTCCCTATTAATTATATTTGTATATTTACTTTAGCAACTGATCTTGAATTATCACCTGTATAGTTTGTTTTTGACATTGAATATTCCTTTAATTCTTATATTCAAGAAATCCTTGTGCTATTACTATTGAATTCCCAACTTTTGCATTATTCCACTGTGCTGTAATATTAATATCATTTGATCCAGTAGTATCAATAGTTGCGACTGCACATGTTGTTTCCCTTTTATCAGCAATCATTAATTTATTATAATATGAAAGGCTACCTGTAACACCTACAGCCCTAATTGTACCTCTACCATCAATTGACCAACAAGCATTTGTATAGTTTGCAGCAGGTGATACAATAGTATCAGTCGTAACTCCTCCAATTTTTATTCTTATAGTAACTTCGTCAGCAGCACTAACTGAAGAGAATATACCATTAGCAATTAATTTTAACACATTCCCTTCTACAAATGCATTTGAGCCTATTTCAGCAGTATATATAATTGTTTCGTCTGTTGTATCTTCAACAGTAACAGATGATAATAGTACGTCATCAGATCTATCAAGAACTTTTCTAACACCTACATTCGTTATATAAAATTTATTATCATAATACTCAATTGCACCAGGTCGTGGAGTAGAATATAAAGATGTATTAATAACATCAATTTTCTTTGTTAATAAACTATCATTAGCATATCTTGAATCAGACATTAAATTACCTTTTTTAACACTATAGTTACATTAACACTTGCACTATTCCAGTCACTGCCAACCTGATCATCATTTATATATAAAGATGTAGTAGTAGATAAAGAAAATACTTTATTTAAAACAACAGTTGTGATATCACTTGCAGCTATTATCTGCCCTGTGAATACATCATTACCGCCATCAGTCGTGCCAAGATCAATAGTAGCAGCATTACCTGCTGTTTCTTCAAAGATTATATATTGCAAAAGATAACCAGCAGGAACAACATTAGTTAGAGTAGTATCACCAGTTATAGCATCTTCTTTAACTAATTTTTGTGTTGGTCTTATATTATATGGTAATATAGCCATTCTAACTCCTATAATTCTTGAATATTAATTGGACCAACACCTTTAACCCAACAGCCATTTTCATTAGAATCAACAATATAAGGTACAGAAACATCATCATCAATTAAGATACCATCAGTAGAGTCATCTTCTGGTTGATCAGCTTGTAATTGTACTAAAAGCATAGAAGTAGTCTTATTCTGAATAGCAATACTTGTACCTACAGTAATACTTGTCGCATTGTATATATCTTGAAATTCATCACCTGTTAATGTTACATCAGTAATAGTATCAGCCATTAGGTATCCTCATCTTTTCTTTATATCCACATATTTACAGAAATCATTAAGTACCAGTATCATTTTCTTCAGGGATGAACTCAGTCTGGATCAAAGGTGTAATATTACCTTTCTTTTTACCAAGAACATTTTTCTTATGTTTCTGATAACCAGTATCAATTTTAACAAAATCTTCTGGTTTTACATCTCTTAATTTATCATGAAATTTAAGATACATATTGTTAACTTCTTTAGCTGCACTATGTCTTAAATTAACACTTGCTTCTTCATTATCAAGAGTATCCCCAAGTACATCTAATGCCTTCTCATGATACTTAGTTAACCAGCCTATAAATTTAGGAAAAGACTCGTTGAATTTTCTTATTTTTACCCATTCTTTTCCTGCTCCTGGGGGTTTTGGCATAAACTCTCCTTATGTCTCATCTTCGTAGACTTTATCAGCCTCTTTCTCACAATCAGAACACAAGACGTACTCGTATTCTTTAAGTTCTTTTCCACAAGCCTTACATCTGAGACTTCCTGTTTCTGTTCTTGTTGTATTCATAAAATAATAATATTATATATGGTATATAATTTGTCAATTAATATTATTCGGTAAAACTTGACAAACACAGAATAATTGTTATCTTATATTAAGTTTTACAGAATAATATTAAGGAGAAAGCATGAAATACAAAACAAAGAAGGAACAACCAGAATACAAACTATGGGCGAGTATCAAAAGGAGATGTCTTCCAAACAAGAACAACTACACCAAAGAACAAGAAGTTGGTATGCACAAAGAATGGATCTGTGATTATGAAAAATTCAAACAAGACATAGGGCCAATGCCTAAAGATCATTACTTTGTTAGAATAGACACAACTAAAGGCTTTGTACCAGATAACGTTAAATGGACAACAAAGAAACCAGGAAACCATATGATTCAGTACACTATTACCTACAACAACAAAACAGAAGGATTAAAGTATTGGGTAAAGTTAACAGGTATAAGTTATAGCACATTGCTTTATAGGAAAAAAGCGAAATGGGATGATAAAGATATAATAGAAACAAAACCAAACCAAAGAAGAGAGAAGAAGTACAAAGCTCGTGTTCTTTAATGGAATAATCAAAGATTATAGGTATTAATTATTAGACACTACTTAGAAGAAAAACAATACAAGGTATAAAAGAAAAATAGAAACTAAACCTTAAATAAGTTACTTTAAAGATTATTTTTACTTTCCTTTGGTTTAATTATTATAATAACCAAAGAAAAATTAAAAGATTTATTTAAAGTTTGTTTATTTAACTACTGATTATTTTTGAATTTCTTTTCTTATAGCAAACACAATTTTTAATAAGTGAAAAGCCTTATATATCAAGGCTTTCAAGGCTTTGGATTTTAAAATGTCCCAAATGGAAAATGGATTCCATTATATTTTAGTTGACTTTTGGTAAATAATTGTTATATATATAAACTTAACAAAAGGAGTTATACTTTGGGTATTATAATAAGAGATAGTATAATGGGTAGTTCAAAAACTACAAACATGATTAATGAAATTAATGATAAAAGTTTTGGATCAAGACCTTTGTTGGTTATTGTACCATTAAAAACAGAGATACAGCGTTTTATTGATTCTTGTCCTAATGAGCGTTTTTGTGAACCAGAAGCTTATTATGATTATGAAGAACATAAGATGGTAAATAAAAAAGAAAACATATTATCCTTGTTGTGCAATGGGAGGTCAATAGTTACAACCCACTCATTATTTAATTTATTTACCCTTGAAATAGAAGCTGAAATAGAGAGACAGGGATACATAATAATAATTGATGAAGAGATTATAACAATTGAACCATTGCAAATAACAACAGATGAAAGAAAGTTGTTGTTTGATGATAGTAAGTATGCATCTATTGATCCAATAACAAAAAGAGTTTATTGGTGTGGACCTATGCATGAGGATTTCAAAGTAAATGAAGATATAAGACAATACAGAGATATAATACTTTCAAATAGAGTTATTTCTTTTGGTGAAGATAATCGTTTTTTGTTTGTTTTAGAAACACCAATTTCTTTTTTCAGTCTTTCTGACACATATATTATCTTAACATATATGTTCGAGTCTTCTGATCTTTGTTCTTTTTTCAAGATGTATAATATAGACTATACAATTGAGTATCAGGATGAGTTAGAAGAATACAAGATGAAAGAAAAATTTAAGAATTTGATTTCTTTTATTGATCCACCTAAAAGTATAAGAGATTTGGCTCTAAGAAGAAATACAAACTTTTCGTCTACTCATTGGGATTCAAGTAATGTTAATACTAAGTTCATGGTAACATTGAGAGATACACTTGGAAAATACTTAAAAAGAAATAATATAACAACAGATGAGTTACTTTATGCTTGTAAAAAGAACTTAAGTTCACAGAAATTTAATAAAACAAAAGGAAGGCACCTTACACCAAAAGGATACCATGGTTGTTGGATACCATATAATTGTAAGGCAACTAATGATTATTCTGGCAAGACATATATTATTTATATGCACAATGTTTATAGAAATGTAACTGTATCTAAATACCTTAAAAGTAAAATAGGTTATGGTGCATTAACAGAAAGAACAAAACTTGAAAATGAGCAATATTCTTTATCTGTTATGCTACAATGTTTGTGGAGAACAGCTATTAGGGATGGAAAACCAATTAAGGTGATGATTTTTAGTAATAGGATGAAAACACTGCTGTGTCAGTGGTTGGAGATTTTTAATGATTAAATTTATTTGCACTAAGTGCGGTGTAGAGAAAGATTGTACTGAATTTTCTAAAAGAAATATACATTGATAGGTTTCATGAAGGAGTTGAAGGAAAAGTTACAACTATTTTAGTATGGATTGTAACTATATTTGAGATTGTGGTATTATCTAATATTATCTTTGAGTAAAGGATAAAAATGATTTTCCCTATTGAATTAATTCCAGCAGCTATCGCTTTCTTCTTTACAATTATTGTTGCTATGATAGTCTTTGGTTTGATAATATTAATATATAAAGGTATTGTTTTTGTATGTAGTTCGTGCTATAAGATTAAAAGGAAGAATAAGTTTAAAATTAAATATTAAGGAAATACAATGAAATACAGAATTAAAATAAATTATAGAACAGGTAACAGTTTTGGTACATATGATGAAGAAGCTTTTATTGAATATGAATGGGAGAGCTTAAGTATGGCAAAAGAATCATTAAAATGTATTAAAAATCATAATGAATTTTACAGAGATAATTCAAATCTTTATACCAAACCAATGACACAACTACCACCAGGTGTTTCTTGGGATGAAGAGTTTAGAATTATAGTGTTGGAACTCGTTGATGATGAAGGAAAGAATTTTAGGTATTCTTCATTTTGGACTGGATATTTTGAAGAGCTTTCTTGTGTTGAAGTAGTATGCTCAGAAGATACAGACATGGTATACAACGTAAATTCTTTTTAGTAAATATCTCTTGGCACAGTGCTTAAATAATAATATGATATCTTAAAACTTAGACAAAGGAGTTAATATGAAAACATCAAAAACTAATTCAATGAATACAGAAGCTATAAGTAAATTTTTTGAGGCACCAGGCTTATACTATTTAAATGAAATAGAGATAACTGAGAAATTTCTAAATGACTATATGGTTTTAAGAGTATATGCAGGGCTTGTATAGGTATTGATCCAACTGATTTAACATTAGAATCAAATTTAAAGAAAGTCAAATGGTATACAGAGTTTATTAAAAACAAGAAATAACTTAAACAAAGGAGAAATAAATTTAAGATTAAATACCAAGGAAAAATAAATGAACAAAAAAGAACAACCCGAATGGTTTAAAAAGATGAAGATAGAAATTGAGGATTTCTTTAACAAAGCAACTGATGAAGAAATTATAAGCCTTATAGACGAATATATTTCTGAAAATCCTTCTTTAATTATCACACCTGATAAAGAGAGAGAGGCTTTAATTGATGAATTAATTGATGGGGTTGATATTGATTAAAAGGAGTATTAAATGAATAATTTAGAAGAAGAATATATAAAAGAGATTAAAAATGATCCAGTTATAACATGTGGTACAAACCAGTCTTACTGTAGTTGGCTTGAAGATAAAGTAAATGAATTAAGGATAAAAAAAAAAGAAATGACGGATTTAGAAAGATTCATCGAGTTATATAAATCTATTGGTATTGATTGTGCTATTAATGAAGATGATGGTTATTATGTTGTTACTCTTGTGCAATTAAATGATTCTGATTTTTTACTAATGAAACGAGATCAAATAAATTTAAAGGACATAATGGTTTTTGGTCAGAAATAATTTTTACAAAAGAAGGTAAATTTAAGGAACAGGGATTTTGGGGATAATTACTATATAAAATTTAAAGGATTGATAATGAAAACAGATAATTTTAAAAATAAATTAGTTGAGGTTTGCGATTAATGCTTCCAAGCCAGTTGCTGATATGGTAGTTCATGTGCGATTATTCTGATTCAGCATGGACTTATTTAAAGACAGTATCAGAACTAAGGGGTTATGAAAAATGAAAAATGAGAATATTTTTTCAAAACAAGATACAAAAGAACTAATAGATATAATCACAGGAGAAGAAACTAAAACAGATATTGAAAGATTTAGAAATCTTTTTGATTTTGTTGGTATTAATTATTCTGAAATAGCTGATTCTTTGTGTGGAATGCTAAGATTAAAAGAATTTAATGGTAGGTATTATATTTTTGAATTTGATAGCGAAGGAAAATTCATTAGGAGCTATTGACAAACTTGGTTTAATGTATTATTATGTCTTTAATTGTACTGGATGGTTCCTGAAAGATTGGGTAACGTGTCACACACTACGACCATTGAACTGGATGCCTACAGTTATCCCTTGAAGGACGCTTCGAGTATCAGTCTTCTACCTGTATAGCCAGGTTTTAAATTGTATGGAAATTAAACATGAAAGTACATAAATATTATCATCACTTGAGAGAATTAATTAAAGAGAATCCTAAAATCCTTGATTATGATTGTATTTACTCATCTGATGATGAAGGTCATTCATATGATTCTGTTAACTTTACACCATCTATTGGTGAGTATAACAAAGAAGATGGTGAGTTCTATAGCGCACATGAATATGGTTGTAAATTTAATAATGCTTTGTGCGTAAACTAAGGAGAATAAGATGAAGTTATCATGGCCGGAATCATTTGCTTATGTTGGTGGAATGTTTGCTTTGCTTTGGTTATTTAGTATGATTATTCAATTATAATTAAATAAATTTCAGGAGATAAATTGAGAAGACATCTTGTAGTACCTGATACACAAATTAAACCTGAATCACCTACTGATATGCTTGCTTGGTGCGGTGAATACATTGTTGAAAAAAGACCTGAAGTAATTGTTCAACTTGGTGATTTTGCTGATATGAGTTCCCTATCACAATATGATTTTGGTAAAATTCAATTTGAAGGGAGAAGATACAAGAAAGATATTGATTCTGCTCATAACGCTATGGGTATTCTTTGTAAGCCATTGCTGGATTACAATGAAAGACAAAGACAAAACAAACATAAGATGTATAGACCTGAGATGCATTTGGTAATTGGAAATCATGAATGTTATGATGACAAAACAGAAGTTTTAACAAAAGATGGTTGGAAGCTATTTGAAGAAATTAATATCGGAGAAATTGTTTATACTTTCAACAAAGAAAGGAAAATAGGTGAATGGCAAAAAGTAAAAAATATCATTAAAAGAGAGTACAAAGGAAAACTTTTAGAATATGAAACGTCAACTGTTTCTATATGTGTAACTCCAAAACATAATGTCTTTTGGGAAACTTCTGGTGGAAATATAAAAGAATCTTTCGCTAAAGATTGTTCAACTTGTAGTGATATTTACAATACAGCCGAGATTGAAATTATAAATGAGTATCCACTAACTGATGAACAAATCCAGTTCAATGCTGTTGCACTAACTGATTCGTATCATGGTAAGTATAATAGTTTAGTATTTTACCAATCTGAATCAGGTAAGGACACTATTAAAGCAATTATTGAGAATTCTGAAGTTGAGTATAGAGAAAGTTCAAGAGAGCGGAGTATCACACACGTCTGTGGTAAAAAGCTTAAAAACAAACCACAGAAATCTTATGAATTCTTTATGACAAGACCAGAATGGTGCGTTGATAATAATAAAAGATTGCCGGAATGGGTTTTTGAATTAAGCAAAAGGCAGTTTAATTTATTTCTTGACGTAATGATTTTTTGTGATGGGACTTTACCTACGAGAATGACAGAAAGTAGAGTATTTTATGGACAAAAGACAATTTGTGAAGATATGCAAATTGCCTGTGTATTACACGGTATTAGAGCAACATTAAAAGAGTACCGGAAAGGTCATTGGAGAGTTAACATTACCAAAAAGTGTAAAACGAGAACCAAAGATTTTTTAACAAAAGAACTTGACTATGACGGTATTGTGTGGTGTGCCTCTGTAGATAATGAGACATTACTAACAAGAAGAAATTATAAAACAATTTTTTCTGGTAACTGTAGAATAAATAAAGCAATAGAGAATGATCCTAAACTTGATGGCCTTATGAGTCCTGATGATCTTAAATACAAAGATTTTGGTTGGAATGTTCATAACTTCCTTAAGATTGTAGAGATTGATGGTGTTTCTTATAGTCATTATTTTACATTACCTCTAAGCGGTAACCCTGTTGGTGGTACAATAACAAATAGACTCAATAAGATTGGTTTTTCCTTTTGCGCCGGACATCAGCAAACTTATGAAGTAGGTGTTAAATCCCTGAATAATGGTAAAGTAATCAGGGGTCTTGTTTGTGGCTCTTTTTATATTGAGGATGAGATTTATAGAGGTCCACAAGGGAATAATGAATTTAGAGGTATTTTCTTATTGAATGAAGTCCATGATGGGAATTACAGTTTAATAGAAATTTCACTTGATTATCTTTGTAGAAGATATGAGAATATGCCAATTTGGAAGTTTGTTAAGATGAAGTATCCAATAATTTATAAAACATCAAGTTGGATTAAATACCAAGAAAAATATTACGGAGAATAATTATGAGTGAAACAGTAACGTACAAAGGGACTTGTGGTTTAACGTTTCAAGAGACAAAAGAAGAAATTGCAGAAAGAATTGTAATTGAATTAATAAACCCTGCTAAACTAATTACTAGATGTGGCAGTTATAACAAGCCGTCGTATGGAGATCACAATCATGAGTAAGGAAGAGGATATTTACGAGAACAGAGAAAGAGTTGACTTTGAAGATGAGTACGAGGATGATTACTACCAGTGCTTTGGCTGTGGTTGGTATGGAAATGATCCATTTATAGTTAAAGAATACGGTATGGAGTGGTGCTTATGTCCCGCGTGTTCTTCGGAGGTTATTTAATGGAGTATAAAGAATACAAAGATTTAGAAGAACATCTTAATTATTTATTGAGATACAACAAAGAAAAATATTATGAATTGTTGCTACTGAAGGGTATTTATGATAGACTAAACTTGTTTGAAGTTAATAAAGAGAGCTATTGTGTTAATGATATTTGCTATGAAAAAGTAGAGATTACAAAGGAGAAAAATTGAAAGCAGATAGAAATAATTATGAGATTATAGTTACTGAGACTAAATCAAGACACTGGAAAAAGAAAGCGTTCGATAGTACTGTTAGGTTTAATTCTAATGTTTCTGATTTAAATTCTTATTTGATGGAGCATAGTCCTCTGAGGCAGGATGAGTATTGTATAGAAATGAAAAACATACCAAGTTTTGTTTCTGTTCATATGGTACGTCATAAAATAGGTGTAGAACATTTTGTTTTGACAAGTAGAGATGACAGAATTAATAAAGAAATTAATTCTGGTAGTTCTTTAACTTACAAAGGTTTCACGCAAAAAGCACTAAATGAAATCTTTGAGTATAAAGACGGAGAATTATATTGGAAAATACATGCAAATTCAAAAAATGCTTCAATTGGTGACAAATCTGGGGGCTTAAATAAAAGTCTAAACCGTTGGGTAATTACATATAAAAATGAAAAGATGTACAGAAGTGTTATTGTTTTTGTGATGTTGAACGGGTATAAACCACCAATTGTGGATCATATCGATAGAAATACATTGAATGACAAAATCGAAAATTTAAGAGCAAGTACTAAGCAACTAAATGCTATGAATTCAATACAGGAGGTTGGGAAAGAGGTTGCTTATAAAGGTGTTAGAAGAAAAGGTGACAGCTACAACTCAAGTATATATGTAGGGGATCATTCTGTTTTTTTAGGGGTATTTTCTACACCAGAAGATGCGGCAATTGCTTATGATAAAGCAGCTTTAGAATACTTCGGGGAGTATGCCTACGTAAATTTTCCAGATATAGTTGAAAATATTCCTCACAGATTAACGCCGGTCAATCACACTATGTTTGTAAACGCAGAAGCTCTTATTAATATCGCAAGAAAGAGATTATGCTTATGTTCACATAAAGAAACAGTTTATATTATGAATTTGATTAAGAAAGAGATAGAGAAGAAGAATCATCTTTTAGCTAAGATGCTTGTACCGAATTGTGTATATAGAAACGGGCTATGCAAGGAGGGTAAATTTTCTTGTGGTTTTAAAGATGAAATTATGAAGAAATATTCTTATTATAAGGAGATGTTTGTATGAAGTTTAAGATATGTATTTTCGACAACGATTACCATACTGTTACTGATTATGAATTTAAAGAATTTAATTCTAAGGAGGAAGCTATTAGATACTGTAAAGAATCGTCTTGGAGAGGTGAGATTTATTTTTTAGATGAGGAGTATAAAGGTAGTAGTTTGTATGAGAATTGAACTCAATACAGTTTATGACGTAGATGATCTTGTATTTGATATTGTAAGATAACTAAGCCAAAATCAAACTATAAGGTTAATAAAAGACATAGATAGCTCATTCCAATATTGGGATTCACGGAAAAAATGTACGAATGATATAAAAGACAACATGAAATATATGAAAAGGAATGCAAAGATGATTAAATATTATAAAGAAATGGCTGAGTATTATAAATCATGGATGGATTCAACAGAGAAGGTTGGGTGTGAGAATGAAGAGCTTGAATCCCTTGATGATTGTTTTGATTATAATTTTAGAAATTATATTTCGTATATGAAGTTGTGGAAGAATGAGATTAAGAAACTTAATGATAAAGAAAAAACTGATAATAAAAAACAATTGACAAAGAAAAAATTAATTGATAAACTTTTAAGTGATTGTACACACAAAGATATAAAATATTTTATTAAAGAACTTGATTTTGCTGTAGCTGATTGGAGTTGTACAGAAGATATGTACAAACGGTATAAGCAACAGTATAGAGATCTGTACAAACGGTATAAGAAATAGTATAGAGATTTTGTAGTGTAAATATTTTAATTAATATAAATTATGAATAGAGTCCTTGTAATGATCTTGCAAGGATTTTCTTTCAGTGGTTAATTTAAAGGAGAATGGAATGTATATCAAAATTGGTTGGGATGAAGATTTTAACACTCTGATGATGCACTTGTGGGCTAAATACGGAAGAAGAGTTTTCACGGAAAATGGTATAGGTGATCAGCTTGATTTGAATAAGTTTTCTAAGGATTTTTTTAATAATAATACAACAACTGCTGATGTTAGTGTTGATGATAATAGTAATATAAGCGGACGAAGTGTTATTGATTATAATTTTGAGTTTCAAAAACCATTGCAGAAATATAATTCGCATTATTTACTTTGGAAGCAACTTAGGACATCTTATGGTCTTTTAGAGGCGAATCAGATTATTGAAAAACAGATATCTGGTGAAATTTACATAAATGATTTTTCTGATGTAGCACGTCCATATTCATATCACCCACAAACAAGTATTCTGACTGATGAAAATGGTGAGATTACAATGGAAGAATTGTTTAATAAATATTCTCATTTGGTAGATATTAAAGATGATATGGAGGAGATCAACTTATTTAGTCAAGGTATTAAAGTTTTTGATGGTAAGAATTTCGTTCCAATGTCAAGAGTGCTTAGACACAGGAGTCATACTGATCTTTTAAACATAGAAACTAAATCAGGGTCTATTCTTTCTGTCACTGAAGACCACCCGTTTATAACAGAAGATTATGAAGACGGATTAGAAGCAAAGAACCTTTCAAAAGATGATATTGCTGTTTTAACAGCACGTAAAGCTAAGAATACTTTTATTGATTGTGATTATATGACTCCAGAATTAGCCTATTTAGTTGGTGCTATGATTGGTGATGGCCATACAGGCAGACAGATTGGCTTTACACAAAAGAATGTAGCAGAGTCACACTTCTACAGTAAGTTTAATAAATACTTTGATACAACTGTGAATGGTGGTAAGACACTATGTCTTTCTAATGGCCCATTTACTAAAACACACTGGTCAGATATGATTGGTGTTGGTGCAAAAAATAAACATCTACCTACATTTAGTAACAATTTAGATGAGGATTCTTCTTTAGCTCTATTAGCTGGGATAGTTGATACTGATGGAACAATTAATAAACTAACAGGTGTGATTGACATTAGAGTCACATCTTTTGCATTAATTCAACAAGTAGCTGCACTATGTGAAAGACTTGGTTTCAACAGAATAAGAACTTCTTTGGTAGGTAAACAACATTCCGAGAAATCTTTTAAATCTAAGCTTCAGATGTACAGGGTATCCTTCGTCTGTAATAATGAAGAATTTTGCAACTATTGTGTAAAAGCAAATAAACATAAAGATGTCGTTTTCAAAAATAGAAAAATTGATGGTAGATTTGAAGGCGGTGGTATTCATAAAATTGAAAAAATGCCATGGAAAGGTGAATGGGTTTATGACATAACTACAGAAACTGGTAGATTTTCAAGCAACGGTGTTTATTGCCATAATTGCTTTAACTATAGCACTTACGATGTTGCCCTTGAGGGGCTTACTATGTCCAGAAGAATGACCGTAAAGCCTCCAAAGAGTCTTGATAGTTTTATCAGACAAATGGAACAGTTCATCGTATATTGCGCTAACTCTACTCTTGGAGCTACTGGTATTGCAGATGTACTTATTGTTGCGAGTTATTATGTAGATAGAATTTTTGATTGCTCTGATGAAAAATGTGGGGATGATGGTAAAATTAATATTTGGTATGAGTTCAATGGCGAGAAAGAGAGGGTTTGGACATATGTTTCTGAAAAGCTAAGAAGTTTTATTTACACTCTTAATTGGGAATTCAGAGGGAACCAAAGTCCATTCACCAATGTCTCTATATATGATGATTATTTTCTTGAAGAACTTGTAGGGGATTATATTTTTGCAGATGGGAAATCTCCTAAGATTGATACGATTAAAAAAGTACAGAAGCTTTTTATCGAAGCGATGAATGAGGAACTTGAAAGGTCTGAATTGACATTTCCTATTGTTACTGCCTGTTTTACAGTAGAGGATGGTAAGATTAAAGATGAAAATTTCCTTGGGTATATCGCAGAACAAAATATGAAATTTGGTTTTATTAATATGTTTTATGGAAAAAGTTCAGTAATTTCAGGATGTTGCCGATTGAGATCAGACAAGGAAAATGAATATTTTAATAGTTTTGGTGCAGGAAGTACAAAGATCGGGAGTATTGGTGTAGTAACTCAGAATTTCCCAAGACTTGCTTATATTGCATTGAAAGATAATAATAAGGATGAAAAATTCATTGAGCTTCTAAAAGAATCCGTGAGAACAGTAGCAAAAATCAATAATTGTAAAAGAAATATTATTAAAAAAAGAATTGAACTCAATGCAATGCCATTATATACACTTGGTCATATGGATTTATCAAAACAATATAGTACTTATGGTGTGAATGGTTTAAATGAAGCTCTTGAAATTCTTGGATATGATATCACTTCTGAAAACGGTGAAGATTTTGTTATTAAACTTTTAGATATTATTAATGAAGAAAATGATAAAATGGCAAAGAGATTCAAAAGTCCTCATTCTTGTGAGCAAACACCAAGTGAATCTTCTGCTGTGAAATTAGCACAAAGGGATAGAACCCTTAAATATCAAGATAAATATCATCTTTATAGTAATCAGTTTATTCCATTAACAACAACAGCGAATATGCTCGAAAGAATACGTTTACAAGGTAAATTTGATAATAAATTCAGTGGAGGCTGTGTCTGCCATATAAATATAGGAGAAGAAATTAAAAATAAACAGACGATGGTTGATCTTATGAATTATGCTGCTAAATGTGGAGTTGTTTATTGGAGTGTAAATTATGTAATGAAGAGGTGTAAGAATAATCATGTATTTATTGATGCTGAAGTTTGTCCAATTTGTGGTTGTAACGTTGACAGGTACATAACCCGAACTGTAGGATTCTGCACAAATGTCGCTAACTGGAACGAAGTAAGACGTACATTAGATTTCCCTCACAGACAATTTTATAAAGGTGTTGGTAATGAATAAATATAAAACAATTGAAAATAAACAATTTGGAAAATTAAAAGCTTTATATCCACTTGATACTAAAGAAAATTGTCATACAAAGTGGATGTGTAAATGTTCTTGTGGAGGATATTCTTTTGCAAATGCTTCAGATTTAGTTTTAGGAAAAAGAAAAACATGTGGATGTTCTAATAAACCAAAAGACCCTGTTGATAACTTTGAAAAACATTTTGAAATGAAATCTCCATTTGAGTGTTGGAATTGGAATGCACATAAACTCACAAGTGGTTATGGTCATTGGCAAATAAATCATTCAAAATATAATAAACATTGGTTGACACATAGATTTTCTTATTTTTCTTATAAAGATAATACTCTCTCAGATGAAGATATTGTGTGTCATACGTGTGATAACCCGTCTTGTGTTAATCCAGAACATTTATTTAAAGGAACTCAACAAGATAATATAGATGATATAATAAATAAAGGTCGCGGACAAAAAGGCTCAAAAGTAACCAACAGTAAGTTGAATGAGGATGATGTTATTGAAATTCTCAGATTGCTTTCAGAGAAGAAATTAAAACAAACAGAAATTGCTAAGAGATTTGGTGTAGGTGATAATATAATTTCAAACATAAAGAATAATAAAGCATGGAAACATGTAGAAAGAGGTGCGTTTTGAATATTGCTGGTATAGATTACGATCTTAATAATAAAGCACTCTCAATCTTTGTCAGTGGCTGTGATGGAAAGTGTCTTCAATGCCATAACGAGTCTCTTTGGAATTTCAACGTAGGTGAAGATTGGACAACATATGGTAAGAAATTCAGACAATATCTTTCAACAAACATGATAAAATATATCTGGATTATGGGAGGCGAACCTTTATTGAATAACATCAATTCCTTAGAATTAATGCTTAAATACTTATACCAATTCAAAAAGAAAATTATGCTATGGACAAGATTTCAAGAGAAAGACATACCAGAAAACATCAAACAGTACCTCTCTTACGCTAAAGTTGGAGAATATAGGTGCAATTCTGAGTCTTATGAAGAACCTTTGTTTGGGATTACACTCGCGAGTAAGAACCAGGAGATTATTAAGCTAAAATAACTATTGACAACCATCTGCGTTCATGTTAGATTGCATTATTGATGTGAACGCAGAGCTAATTAATAAGGAGGCCTATTGGTTATTTGGGAAGATGTTCCTGTAGAAATCTACCGCAAATGTTGGCATGTTCATAAAGTTAACGGAATACTTCATAGGGATTTCACTAAAGATTATGGAGATATTCCTGTAGCTCGCTTTAATTCAATAACAAAGAAATGGGAACAGTGCATAAATCCAAGAGGAAATGCTTATGCCAAAAGAAATGACATTAAATATAGAAAAAAGAGAAAATATGAAAGTACAATTTAATTGTAATAGCCACGATGATATTAATCAAAGATAGTTTGATATTGAATTTGATAAAGGTTAATTGGGAACTATAGTCGATAAAGTTAAAATGATAAAAGAAGTTCTTGAGAAAATTGTAAAATTTATTAATAAGGAGAATGATTAATGAAATTAACGCCAGACCAAGCGCAGCATTTTAAAAGTATTGAGTGGCTTATATCAGGCGGCAGGGGTACAGGTAGAACTACTGTTTTAGCTTTAGTGTATATCAAAAAAGCTATTGATCACCCAAACATGGATATTAGAATTCAAGATCATGAAAGAATATGTGAACGTTGTGAATGTTATGAAAAAGTATTTAACCTTATTAAAGATAATGATGTATTAAGAGAGCATTTTATTTTTAAGTTTAGTGATAAATCAATAAGATTTAATAAATCAACACAGGAAGATTATTTAAAAGAATTATTCAAATAAAAAGGGTAAAATATGAAAGACTTGCAAAAGATGATTGAAGAAGAAAAGGAAGAATTGGATAATAGAATTAAAAAATTATATAATTTTATTGGAGCAGGTTAACCAATAACTATGCATCCAGAACAATATGAACTTCTCACAAGGCAGTTAAATATAATGAGAGAGTACTCTAATATTTTAAACGAAAGAATATTATTATTTTAAAATAATCCTTGATAACCAAAAAGATCCACGTTATAATGCTTATATTTTAGTGCAGATTTTAATTAAGTAGAATAACTTGAGAGTATTCATTAAGTTTTAGTTGGGAAATATATTTTAGGTTTTTTGTTGTGTTGTTTGCTTTTATATCAAACGTTGTTCATTGTTTTAACATGATTAAGTAAAAGATAAAATGGCAAAAGAATGGACAAATAATTATCTTGAAATTTATTACGAGGAGAGAGAATAATGACTGAAATTAACTTAACAAGTGAGCAGGAGAAAGAACTTAAGAATATCGTTGAAACAGATGGTTGTGATTTTAAAGCAGCAGAAGAGAATGCTAAAGCTGATCTAACTGAGCTTGCTAAATCAGTAGAAGAAATTTTTGGTGTTACAAAGAGTGATTTTAAAAGGATGGTTACTTTGACGTATAAAAGTAAGTTTGACGAAGAGCGCGCAAAGAATGAGTTCTTTAATGAACTATATGAAAAGGTGATGAATAATGAATAAATTTGAATTAACGTGGAAGGAAATATCTGATCTTTCAGGAGAAGAAGAAATCAGAGGCGGTAGTATGTATATTGCTAAGAGTGATATGGATATGAATGATTTCATCGAAGAAGTTATCATTCCTTTGTGTAAGTCAGTTGGATACAGAGATAAAACTATTGATGAGTATTTTGGAGGTTAATATGAAGATTAAGATTAAATATTTGCCTGGGGCAACAAGATTAAAGAAGATTTCTAAAGGTGATTGGGTGGATTTATTTGCTTACAAAGATTATGATCTTAATGTGAATACAAAATATATGATCAATCTTGGTGTTGCTATGGAACTTCCAGAAGGCTATGAAGCTTTACTTGCACCAAGAAGTAGTACGTTTAAAACATGGGGTGTCTTACAGACTAATTCGATTGGTGTAATTGACAACAGTTTCTCTGGTGATAATGATATTTGGCATTTACCAGTATACTCTGTTGGGATTAATAAGATTAAAAAAGGAGATAAAATTTGCCAATTCAGGATTCAAAAAATTCAGCCAGAGATTGAATTTGAAGAAGTAAAAACTCTTAATAATGAAAGTAGAGGTGGCTTTGGAAGTACAGGAAAAAGATAAGAAATGCTGTAAATCTCATTCATTTCCAGAATTTACTAAGGTAAATGATTGTAATTGTGCTGAATCAAACATTTATGAAGATTGTGTACATGAAACCAAAAAAGATCTTGAATTGAAAAATCCATTTGAATCACAAGTTGGTGGGTCTCATTATAAAGTACCAGGAATTATGGATGTAACTGAGTGGTGTATAGTTCATGATCTTGATATATGTGAGTTTAATGTAATTAAGTACACTTTTAGGCATGATAAGAAAAATGGCATTGAGGATTTAAGAAAAGCAAAACATTACCTTGAAATGATTGCTTACACAAAATATAAAGAAAATTTATGATAACAAAAATCTTGCTTCATGGAATTGTAGCAGATAAAAAATATTTTACTTTACAATAATCAATTAATATAATAGAATCCCTATAGGTTTTAACTTATGGGGATTTTTATCATGGAAGGATACGAACTAAATGTCTAAAAAATTACATTGTGTGTACTGTGGTAAGTTCTTGGCTATCATAGAAGAAGGTAAAATATCACCAAAACTCATTCCTGTTTGTGAGCATTGCAATAGCATAAGGAGTAATGGTATTAATAATTATTATGAGATGAAAGAAAAATATAACCATATTTTTGATACTGATCTCTTTAATGGTATATTTAAAGGTTTTAAATAATGGAATTTAAAGAAAGTCTAAATAAAATAAGTAATGTTGTTAATTCATGTAATACAAAAGAACAGTTAGAGGTTGCTTTAGTGTGGTGTAAGTTGTTCATTAAGTCTAATGAATACTATGAAAAAGAATTGTTATTTTGGTATCTTAGCAAAGTTATTGATAATAAAATAAAAAGTATGAATTGATGGATAGATAAAGAAAGAAAGATAAAAATATTTGTAGTGTTTCAGGAGGTTGCTGTGAATAAAAGACACAAAGAACAATTAGATTTTATTTGTTATGTCATGGGTATCACTGATAAAGATAAAAATAAAATTAAGCTTGTGTATGAAATTATGCTATCTGAAGGTATAGTATCATCTTGTGAACTTAGAGGGCAATTGTGTGAGTATTTTCCTTGTGCTTATAGAGAAGGGGCTAAAGCTCTTGGATGTACTCTTGAAGGTCTACAAGGACTATTAGAAGAAGGTGAAATTGATTCTTATGAGTTCTTTGACTGTTTGTTTTGTCATTTAGAAAAAAGACTACATGAACAATTTGAAAATAAATTATAAAGGTTTTAGAAGATAATGAACTTAAAAAATACAGACCTTGATAAATTATATATTTGTAATATAATAGACAAAAGAAGACAACAAGGATTCTCTGAGCATTGTCTTAATCATTGTAAACACGGAAGGTTCCATTATAAGGACGATTGTACACAAGAAGAGTGGTGTAACCTTCATGAATCAGGAGAAACTATCAAGGTCAAGTGTAGAAAGATAAAAAAGAAAGAAATAAAGGAGTTGTGTGATGGAAACAGTAACTATTTTAGTAGGTACGATAGCAGCAGGTAAGAGTACTTTGTGCAGAGATAAGCGTGATATAGCACAATTTAGCAGAGATGAACTAAGAAAGATATTCGCAGCAGAGGTTGGTAAAGAATATATCTATGACCTTTTTATTGAAAAAAGAATAGACAAAATGATCAAAGCTGCTTTTGAATCTTTACTTTATCTTGGAGTAAAAGATATTATTATTGATGAAACTAATATAACAATAGAGGATAGAAAATATTTTATCACAAAGGCTAAAGAATTTGGTTATGTTGTAAAAGCTATTGTCTTTCCTGATCTTGGAGAGGATATTCATGTGGAAAGAAGATTAAGTAACAATCACGGAGATGTTTCTGAACAGAAGTGGAGGGAGGTTTATAGAGAAAAGAAAGAAAGATATGAAGAACCAACAAAAGAAGAAGGGTTTGATGAGGTTGAATATTATGAGAGTTAGATTGGATCTTATATTACTTTAGATATAAAATATCAAGGTACACATAGAAATGGTATAACTATATGTGCCTTGATCTAAACATTGAAATTTAGTATTAAACTAATAAGGAAATATAATGACTTCTGAACATGTAATGAATGCGCTTAAAGCAGGTAGGGAAGCTTATCAAGAAAAACTAAAGAACGGGTTGGTTGAGAAAGCTAATCCAAAGAACCCGAAAGAGAGGTGGGAAGATAATAAAAACTCATTAAGGTGCTGTATTGATGCTTTTTGTTTTGAGTGCATTGGGGAAAGTATATACGAGATTAAACATTGTACTGCTGTTGATTGTCCTTTGTATCATGTTAGACCTTACCAGGAGAAAGAATAATGTTATGATTGATAAACTACAGGAATACTTTAACTTATCTAATGATGAAAATGGTGAATATATAGAAGCTTTATTAAATTTGTTTGGATACGAGGATTACATAAGAGAAGATCTTCGTGATGAGTTAATGAGAAATATAGAAACTATGGTTGAATTCTTTGATGATAACTTTGAGATTGTTAAAATAAAAGAGACCAAGGAGATTGAATGGGAAGAATTGGAATCGCTTTAGTGGAGTACAATGGATGATCATAAAAGAAGTATGGCTACCCTTACATGGTATTAAAGATGCTAATATTTTATCTGAGAAATACAGAGTGTCTAATTACGGAAAAATTTTTAATATTATAGATTGCAAATTTGTAAAGCTTTCCTTATATGGTAAACCAAAATATCATTATGTAACATTAACGCATAAGAATGCAAGAGGTACTTACAGAGTACATAGGCTTGCGGCTTTGAGTTTTATTGAGAATCCTGATGATTTACCTATTGTTGATCATGAAGATAGAAATAGATTGAACAATTATGTTGGTAATCTTAGGTGGGTTACAAGGAGTCAGAATCAAAAGAATAGTGATAGAAGTGATAGTATAGGTAATAATTCTAATTATAAACAAAGTCGTGTTAAATATAAAGGTATCACTAAAGTAGGAGACACGTATCATGTGCGTTTTCAAGGTAAATATTACGGTTCTTGCAGTAATGAGAAAAAAGCTGCACAGATTTTTGATGTTATTGCATCACATAACTTAAAAGAACCTTATCTTAATTTTCCACATGAAAAACTCTGTGATTATAATAATATTTATAAGTTTTTAACTAAACAATCAGGTAGACATATTTGTAATGATTTGAAGGATAGGATAATTTATAAGTGGAAACATGAACATATAACACAAATTACATTAGCTAAGAAATATAAAATTGACCCTAATAAAATATCTAAATTACTTAAAGGAATTTCAGCTAAACAGAAAAAACCTGTATGGAAAATATCTAAAGAAGATGTTAGGCGATTATACTACAAAAGAAAAATAATGGAGGATTATCTTAATGGTGAATATAGTAGGAAGAAACTGGCAGAAAAATATAGTATCAATGCTGGAAGTATAGATATTTGGTTAAAGGATTTACCTTGTCTTGGAAGAAGAGCATCATTACCAGAAAAAATACAAAAAGAAATTTATAATTTATTGATTTGTGGGATACGGCCTTGTAAAATTCAAAAAGACTACGGAGTTTCATATTCTATGATTAGGGATATTAAGAACAAATATAAAAAAATAAGGTATAATATGTAGTAAAATTAGATAGTTATGTGCTTAACGCACAAGCAATAACCATGTCAAAAGGCCAATAATCCCAAAATATCTGTTCATATGTTCAAGTGTTCATATGAGAAGATGTTCATATGAAAGAATGTTCAAGTGCTCATATGTTCAAGTGCTCATATGTTCAAGTGCTCATATGAGAAGATGTTCATATGAAAGAATGTTCAAGTGTTCAAGTTCATATGTTCAAGTGCTCATATGTTCAAGTGCTCATATGAGAAGATGTTCATATGAAAGAATGTTCAAGTGTTCAAGTTCATATGTTCAAGTGTTCATATATACATATACTCATAAGATCATTTGTTCATATATACATAGACTTAATTGATCAATCATTCATATGAGCATGTGTTCAGATATCAATCAAAAGGAAAACCCCTGAAAGCTTTTACACTCTCAGGGGCTATTTTGTGTGGTTTGTCTTTAGGTTATCTGTTAAACTTCTACTCCTTCACTCATAGCCAATGTATAAAGCCCTTCATCATTCATAATCCAAAGTTCTATCTCTTCTTGGTCTGCATCTATCAGGCTATTATGCCCCATTACCATGTTGATATAATCGCGGTATTCATTTATGAATTGATCAATTGACATTGTCTTTACCCTCTTCAATGATTTCAATGATTTCTTTCGCTGTGTCATTATCTTGATTGAGCCGTTTTAACTCTTCTATTAATTCAGCCATTATTATCCTCTCCTTTCGATAATCCATTCTGAAATAAATTCTCCTATTACCAGGAACATAGGGATTGTAGTGGATATCAGCATACCGGATGCAAGAAAAACAACACATTGTCCATTTGTAATATCACTTACAAAGGCTATCAAGACAAAAGCAATGGTGAAAACAACTGAAATTAAAGTAGTCACAAGAGTAAAGTTATTTTGAAACGCTATGTCATTCTGAAATTTCAAGGCTATGTATCTCTTAGCTGTCCGACGAATAGCTTTTTCTTTTCTGTCTTCAATGATTCTATCTGCCTTGTGCCAACAATGCCCCCAATTAATCTCCATCACGTCACAGCCTCTTTTAGCTGCTAAATTACGACGAATTTTCCAAGCCAGTTTGTTTGTTCTTGTGTTCATTATTTTTCTCCTTTAAATTCAATTGTAAAGATATAAACGGGCTGTTCGCTGTCTTCATCTTCTGAGAGTCCAATACCAGGGCAAAGCAGTTCGTTTTCTTTACCTTTGATATACTCTTTCATTCTTTTGATTTCATCATCAATCTGCTCCCACAAGTTCCCGCTAAATTCATTATACTCTGCTGTGTACTCAATATGATCATATAATACATTAATCTCATCATCGAGCATTTCAAGGGCTTCCCCTTTTGTTGTTTCGTGATCAGGATAGATGTTCAGCCATACTCCATTCGTTCCCTGAAAGTAATCACTCATCATTAAGCCATGCTCTACTATTTCAATTGTTTCCAGGCCAGTTTCTTCTTTTTCACTTATAATTTTTTCATTAAAGTTTTTAAGGATATTAGGATCATAAAATAGGAATTCATTCCCCGCTTGAACAGATCCGCCACCACAATATACGCCCATTCTTGAAAATGTAGTCCCAAAAACAAATTTACCGGTTGCAGTATCCAAATCAATTAATTCAACCATTATTGCATTCTCAATCCAACAATGATTTGATGAGGTATTTGTACCAAAAAGCTTAAAATACTTTTTATTGTATTTGTAAAGATTATTATTTACTCTTTCAAAATGATGGAACTTCACATTTATTTCATCATTTAAGTTTAATGTTTCCATGTTATTTTTCTCCTTTGTTTTCACACTATTAAAACTAATCAATACAATGTTTCCAAGCTGGTATACACAGGTTTTTAAGGAATTTATGCAAATCACTGCCAACCACAACCCAAGCTGATGCAGGCTTAAGGCCTACACCATATTTATTGTTTAGATTTTCACAACGCGCTTTGATGTTTTTAGCGGGGATTTCTTGATAAAAGATAGGGTAATAATGCTCCACGAGGTCATACTCTTTGGTATCTTTATTGTATACAGTACTGATCATGACTTCATTTTTTGTTTCCAAGCCAGTTTCTTTCTGCTCATCTTCAATCACAATTTCCTCTCCCTCAATTTCTTCGATTCCATCATCTTCATATTCAGTTTCCTGATTGTCTTGTTTTTTGCTTAATTCTAAATAGAAATTTTTCATTTCTCTATCAATTTCCTCCATTTTGTGTAAGCTTTTCTCTATTGATAAATTTTCTATGCCCATATCATCTGTTGAGAGATCATATGTATCTCTCATATATACTAACATCTTATCTAATTCAGGGTTCCATTTTGTTCTGCTTGTTAATACGCTCATGTTGCATCTCCTTTTGTTTAAGTTATAATTCTTTATACGCCGTATAATTATCAATGTCAAACGATTTTATGAATTATTTTAAAAATTATTAATCTTAGATATTAAAAAAGAACGGCAATCCGGTATAAGTTATTCTATATTAATATGTTTTCTTGTTCAAACTTAATCTCGAGTTCATCAATGGTATAATTACTCCTAAACTTACGATAGGATTTTTCATCCATTTCCTTCATTTTATCCCACAATTCAGGATATTCATTATATAATGTTCTGAGTTCACCTATCCTTGATAATGGGCAACAATAACATGAGACCCTGTCAAACTTTTCATATACTCCGCCCCACCGTAAACCCTTAGAATAACAATATTCAAGGCAATCTTTTTCAGTCATCTTCCAATTAACTAAAGGATATTTGATTATTCTTCCTTTGTTTTTTTCAAGTCTTTTTGGCTCATCAAATGCAATACCGTGATACTGAATTGTATTGCCAGGTAGTGTTTTCTCAATACGTTTAACGGTATCTCTTTTTAAAGCAGTACACCACCTATTTCTAAAATCAGGCCAACCATAACCTTTCTTCCCTTTATTTTTACCTTTGGTTTTCACATGCTCAGATAACCAATAATCAAAATCAATTTTAATAATTTCTATTTCAACAGGGCAAAGTTTTTGAACTTCCTTGATGTGGTTATACATTTCAGGAAATTCTTTGGTTGTATCAACACAAATAACCCTATCAATTCTCATACCTTTTTCGATCATTTTCAAAAGCATTGCAGTTGAATCTTTACCACCTGAAAAATTAACTATGTGTTGTTCCATGCTGTTTCTCCTTTGTTTTTATATGTGAGTTTTTCACTACTTATGATTTATCATTATCTTGTAATCTCATTGTCCAACCAAAAATCAAATCTTTAATCCTATTATATTCATAAGATCCGATTGGAAGAATTGCTAAAGCGATTTCATGATCCCTAATCTTGCGTTTCAGTACTTCATTCTGGACTTCACAATGATACTCGTATTCACTTGTTGTATCAGTTCCCATGTTGCATCTCCTTTTGTTTAAGTTATAATTCTTTATACGCCATATAATTATCAATATCAAACGATTTTATGAATTATTTTAAAAATTATTAATTCAACTTTTATCCTGTATATAATAAGGAATTGCAAGAAATATACCGGCATGGATCTTGCTTATATTCAATATAATCCTATTAAGTATTATCTTTAGCAAGTATCATGCCAAATTAAAAGTCAAGAGTTTTCTAATAAATATTGACTCTCAGAACATGCCCAAATCTCTTGTTTTAAAACTTTTGAGTATTAGTATAAGCCTACTTGGTAAATGTCCATAGAATCAAAGATTTGAAGGATTATTAGGGTTGGCACGTTATTTGCTTGGTATTTGTGAGTGATCTATTAATATTTCCTGCTAAATCTATTGATATAATCTATTTGACTTCTATTTAATTTTTTAGTATAATGTGATGATTATCAGAATAAGATTTGATATGTAATATCAACGTCTGATATTATTGGTATGATTATTGCTTGTTGCTCTTTGACATGGTTATCGCTTGTATTTTGATTAGTGATTGTTAAGTTAGTGGCCATTAATTAACGATCGTTAGTTTAGTGAACACTTATATTAGCGACTGCTAAGTTAGTGATTGTTAGTTTAGTGAATGCTTATATTAGTATTTGTTAACTTAATAACCGTTAATCTATTTTAAATTAATAAGCATTTAATCAATTAATTTTTATTAATAAGCATTTATTTATGTATTTTTGATTAATTATTACTTATTAATTTATTACCAAATAAGCTTAATTGTATCAGAAAATAAGAAACAAAATAAGACCCTGCGTATATTCTCCACAGAAAATAAGAAAGAAAATAAAAGGTTTATGTATTATACATACCTCCAGGTATGTAAGTTGTAAAGACAACTTAACAAGTTGATAAGTCTAACCCAATAAACATACCACACATAATCCCCACAAGCATAAGAAAGCATATTTAACAGTATTCTCAGCCACCAAACACACAATACATTCCAAAAGAATATCACATGAAAACTTAAATAATAAATAGAAATAAGTACTAACTCACCACAATGTAACACTATCCATTAAATCAACCAAAATCGTCTATTTTAAAGCCATTCTATACAACCTAACCTATTAGTATTCATAATCAGTAAACCTCAATAAATACCCCCTAAATCATCGCTTAATACAATACCAAATAAAAAATCCCTTGCTATCTCTAACAAGGGATTAAATAATAAACTATCGGATTAAACTATTTACATAATTGGCTTCTTAATTCTTCATAACTTTCTATTGAAATTTCAATTTCTTTCCCGTCAATAGTAATAGTTTTTTTTTAGGTTCTATTTCTTCAAAGCCAGAGATTTTGGAACCATTTAATTTAATCTGCTTACCTTTATTTAATTTTATTACCTCAAAGATATCTCTCCTTATTACAACGCAATTAGAACCAGTATCAAAAGTACAATCAGAACCAGTTTTAAAAGTACAATCAGAACCAGCATCAAAAGTACAATAAGAATAAGTTTTAAAAGTACAACCAGGACCAGTCTTAAAAGTACAATAAGAACCAGTTTTAAAAGTTAGACCATTAATACCGCTAAAATCCAAAACTAAATCATTTTCATTAGTTGAAAAAGTCTTAGTCTTTTCGTCCCAATTATAGAGTTCACTTGATAACTCAACACCATTCTTAGTTACTGAAAAATTCATTTTTCCTCCTATTAAATTATTTTTCCATCTTAATAGTATTCTCGGTTATTTCCACAAATCCTATATATTCATGATCTCTATTTTTCAACCTAAAAACTAAAAAAAAAAAACAGTACCAAGTTAAACTAACTTACCACAAGGTTTTTTAATTGCAACAGTTTTCTTAAAAAGAAATTTTTAATTTTTATTTTCTTTAATTACAATTATTTACAAATTATTTTCACTTCAGGCCTTGACAAATCATTCTTATGTATTATATTATATCCAGTTATTCTTTTATGAATAATTAGGGTTTAATGTAATCCTGATACAAAATACAAACTAAACTAAGGTTTGCCATAAAGAGAAGTGCTTGAGTTTACAATGTACATTATTGGTGATTTAGCGTAACTCTTTACAAAATGCCCTTTATTTCCTAAAAGGTGAGCAGCTTATACAAATAAGTGAATGGCGAGTTAAGGTGAAGTAGGGAAGCAATCATACCTGAAATAAAGACTTAACACATACCGGAATTCTGGTATACCCAGCTCCTGTCCTGTTGCTTATGCAGAGGGAATTTTTGTTATTTGGTTATATCTTTAAAACTCAATCCAAAATGATTATAAATCTAATCATGCGTGTATAAGATACAGACTCGGTGCGTATACAAAAGTTTTTAGTTCACAACTTAAAGTGCCTCAAAGTGGCTCCGTTTGTAAGCTAACTCCCTTCTTTGTTCTTTATTATTTAAAGAACAGGGGAGGGATAGCTATATCCTAAAATCCACCATTTGTAAGCTAACTGATTTATTATAGGAGAAACATGAATAAACAAGAGTACAAAAGATATTTGAACTCGAGTCATTGGGAAAAAGTAAAAGAAAGATACTGGAAAGGTAAATTACCGAATAAGTGCTACTGCTGCCAAACAACAAGAAATTTGCAACTTCACCACAAAACATATAAAAGACTCGGTAAAGAAAGATTAACTGATTTAATTTATCTATGTGATAAGTGTCATTCACAAGTACATGAATACTTAAAAGAAAACAAAACAAACTTGTGGAATGTAGCAAGAAAGATTAAAAAGAAGTACCACGGGAAACAAAAGAAAAAACACAAGAATAAACAAAACTTACATGATCTATCTGACCATGAATATTGGAAAAGAATAAATTCGCAGTATAACCCCAAAGCAAGTAAAAGAAATAGTATGTTATAATAAAATAAAAGGGTAGCTTAAAAACTACCCTTTATATTCTATAAAGACCATTAACTATTCTTCGTCATATTCAAAGACAAAAACACTATTCTGGAAGATACTTTCGGGAAGACATATTACCCCTTGTTCTGTGTTAATACTTAAAAAGTTAAGCTTGAAATCATTATCTTTTATACTATCATAAACAGCCTTTATATCTTTATTATCAACTTCAAGACTTATGTACTTTCCTAATGGTGTTTCAACGATAATCCTTGCCATGTTCTCTTCTCCTTAACCGAAAATTAAATATTTTAAAGCTGCCAGTGGTATTGATATTATACCTGTCCAAAATACAATCAATCTTCTCCCCTACATATTCACCTAATTTCATAATTCTTCCTTAAATAAAATCCTTTGTTTAACATTCTCTGGCAACTTACATAATCTTTTATATCCTTCTCCTTCTTTATCCTCCCATCCGAATTCTGAGTCATGATAATGAAAATAAATCTGTACTGTTCTAATAAGATCACTATCAACCCACTGTTTTAAATACTCACCGTCATGAAAATAAATACCGCTTCTTATATCTTCGTACCCTGACCACACATAAGAATACCCTTTCCCTTTCATGAAATCCATGTATCTTTTTGTGTAGTCCTTTGATAGTTCTCTGTATTCTTCCCACTCTATCCCTGAATCAAACCAGTTAATTCTTTTTTCTTTGAAAACATCATGGCATGAACATAATTTATCGTCTTTGTACATGCTTGGGTAATCATCATCCCTATCTAAAAAATAGTATTTACCAGAAGAATATCCTCTATAACATCCTTTCTCAACTAAGCTTGTGTGATTATAAAATAAACTACCTCCGTTTAAATCCTCTTTATTCCAAAAGGTATCGAAACAAGCCAAGATGCCTTTATCATAATTAAAGAAAACATAAAAATCATCTTTTGGTGAAGAGTCTTGGTGCTTTGGTCTGTCAAATTCTTCTTTAAAAAGAAATGTAAAACCTTTATCCTTCAATTCTTTTATGATCTGTTCTGTTTTCATTTTTACTCCTTTACTCCCCATTCAAAAATTGAATACTTGTTTAAATCCTCAAGCGTCTTCAGGTCATCTATTGTTTTATTATCATATGCTCCACTATACACCCACCCACAACCAAGTACAATTCTTCCTGTTTTTGATACAAACAATTGTTTTGTCTTCTTTTCGTCAATTGCTTCAAGAATCATACCGGCTTCAAGCTTTGTTTGTTTCTTAACAGCATAGCCCTTATTAAGAAACCATTCAGGAGAAAATTTGAAACACCTTATAAGATCAGAATCAACTATCGGAATAATTGAACAACCTTTTTTAGAAAGATCTTCTATTAAATACTTAGATGCTGTATCAATAAGCTTTATCAAACCTCTTCTCTCAAACATACCTAAAATCAAATCCTGTAGTGTAATCTCCTGTACTTCGTATTTCTCATTCTCATGTTCTATAATCATAAAGTCTCCTTTGCTTTAATTCCATAATTCACATAACCAATACCATCAGAAGGAATCTTTGTCAAATCTTTTATATAGATTCCCTGTCTATATTCATTGTATTGCTCAACTCCTGTATTATATACATAATCATATCTATTTAATAACACAAGAGTAGAGACAATCAGTATTTTAATTACTCTTTCCATGTATTCTCTATCAATACAACTATCTGATTTGCATAGCTTGGTAATTTTCCTTCATTTCCAGTTAACTTCGCATCCCTCCATTTTCTAAAAGGTGCATCAAAGTCAGCGCAAGGGGCTATGCAGCTCTGATCTTTTTTCCAAGTCACAGGACAATACTCACAACCAAAATCGTTTTGATAAGTGTCTGCGACTTCTTTACAAGCAAAACAAAACCAAAATTCTTCACATTCTTTTAGTTGCTTGCTGTCATAACCTAAAACCTCCTTAAAATATTCCATTTTACTCTTTCCTGGGTTATCTCGTAACCATCTCCATTGCTCAATACATTTTTGTTTATTTGATTTCTCTTTCATTTTATAATCTCCTTATAAGCCAAAGTTATTACGAATTCTTTTAGCTGAATTAATATTGACTGTTGATTTTGATACTATTACTGTTCCTGGTTTACTTACATGTTTATAAACATTATGTTTCTTGTTTCTTACTAAATACCAACCGGATTGTTCTGCTTCTTTGATAACTTTTCTTATTTCTTTTTTCATGTTAACTCCTTATTGAATCTCAGCAAGCATATCCATTTCTTCATCATTAAACAATACACAAAGATTTTGATATTGATCCTTTACTGATTCATAAATCTTATGTGCTGAGATACTATCATTATCATACCCGTAATTATCACAGAAATCATTAAAAGATTCAGGATCATATTTTTCAAGGCAAGAAAGGATATCATAACTTGTGGGTGCTTTTCTTCTGTCCCTTAATTCATAACAACAAGATATTAAAAAATTACGTGTACGCTTTTTCTTATGATCAACCCTTGTACCATCGCACATATAAATCTCTTTTGTGCATTTATCCTGGTAATGAATAGAGTAAGCCATACTTTGGCCAAAGTTAAAAGTGTATGATTTTAACCCCCTTGTCAAAGTACAACTATAGATATCCCTTATATCATTTTCCCCAAAAAAATTACCAGTATGAACAATGGAAATTTTAAGTCCGGTTTTTGTCTTTTCCAGAAAATCGTTAGCTTGTTTGATATAGTCTTCCATTTTGTTTAGTCCTTTGTTTAAATATTTTAAGTTGTTCTTTGGGTCCGGTACTTACCAACTGATATTATGAGTACCAGACCCGTTATTTATTGTCAAGTAAATTTTAAGATTTTTTACGTTTTGTCCAAAGCTCAACCGAAGTTTTTGGGGTTTTCTTTGCTCTCTTGGTTCTTATGTCTTCTCTTACTGTATAGAATTTCATATTTGACCTCTAAAATTTAAATGTTTGTTTACAACCTCTAATCTCTATAGTTGTTAAAATATTTACATTTCTGTAGTTTTTATCGTTCCTGCTATAAACCGTCAATAACTCTGGTTTATGTGCCACTGTGTTTTTACCACCTTTGAGATATTTCGTTACGCCGAGTTTACAATTCATTTTTCTTAGAGATCCATCACTTTTTATAAATGTTATCCCAAAAAACCTGCTATATTTTGACACCATTTTTATAACGTCCAATTTATCTTGCATTTCCAACCATCCTTAAAATTCTATATCATTAATAAAGCATTCAAGTTCATCCGATAATTCGGAATAAAAATCAAACTGAGCGTTCTCAACATCATGAGAATTGTATAATTCATCGTTAATCAAGATGTATTGATTATCTCGTAATAAGCCGTCAATATAGTTGTTCATTGTTTCACGATACATAGTATTGTCGTTTTCCTTCATCATTTCAGCGGGGGATTCATACCAGGATGGTAGATCATTATTAAAAGATGTTTCATTAATCATATCATCAGTTAACTTTTCTTGGTCAATCGCGTCGCAGTTATCTTCAATGTATTCAATTAGTGCTGCTTTTACTTCATCTTTAATTTTGTTGATTAAGTTTTCCATTCTGTTTTCTCCTGTGTTTTCGGTTAAGTTTCTTTATTTATATATTTTATATTCTACGATGTCAAGTGAATTTTTAAGATTTTTCAGATTAAAAACCATCTACATACTGCGTACCAAAACACCGTACAAGTTATTAAAAATACGGATGATTGAAAAATTTTAGAAAGTATACCCGCTACCATAACCACTTTATAAGAACTATTTATTCTATTTTTCATTATTCAACATCCTGATTTAAAACATGGTTAAATTCGTTGTAAAGAAAATCATTAATCAACGGCTTATACTTTTGGACTTTGGCTTTATCATTTTGCAACTCATTCTTGAAATATGATAGTTTAATATTAAAACCACTTATTAAATCCGCCGAGACTTCACAATCTATCGTTAGCCACCCATTATATGCAATCTTCCCATTTATGACTTTCAAATCTGCTTTACAATGCCAGTCAAAACGAATAATAAACTTTTTAGAATTTCCTGAGTGTACATTTATATTTTTATCAAAACCATTACCATGTGGTAAATACTCATTCTCAAGATCTCTTAAATCTCTACTATTACTCTCATACCACTTTTTATTTCCATTTTTTTCACAGTCCTTAATAGTCTCAATAAGCTGTGCTATCCTTTGATATACTTTCATTTATACCCCATCCTGATAATTTGCAATTTCTTCTAAAAGACTGATCATATTCATGCATTCATCCGAAATAGTGGCGTAATCCATAGATTCCCCTTTGATTTTGAATGCTGCCTGCAACTTCCTATGAAGCGTAGAAAGATCCTTTTTATATTTTATATAATCCAAGACTCTTTCACAGTAAACTTTTTCTTTTATTGCTTCTTTTTCAAATGCTTTTTCTTCTTTTTGCTGCTTAATCTCTTTGATCTGTTCTTCCTGGACTTCAATTTTACCGTCTGAGTTGTTGATTACCTTGCGAGCTTCATTAAGAGTAATCTCTTTTTGGTTGATTGCTTTCTCAAGTTCTGGACTTGCAGCACAAAGTTCCAGACGCTTGTAAACATAAGGGATTGATCTACCAATGAAACTTGCTACTTTCTCAACATTCCAACCCCAATTAATAAGCTTCTGAAAGGAATTTGCCTCCTCAACAGGTGTTAAGGGTTTACCAGTGTTTCTTGTCAATGCCCTTACTAATAGGTCAATCTCATTTGTATTCTGCTTTACAAGATAGCAAGGAACAGAAACTATATCATTCCCTTGCTCTATTGCTTTGAGTGTTGCGCGTAGTCTTCTTTCTCCGTCTACCAGTTCAAGGATGTTTTCTTTATTTTTTCTAACTTCTAACGCTTCAAGAACTCCAACGTTGATAATTGATTGAATAAGCTCTTCTTCGCCACTAAAATCAGTCCTTGGATTGAAACCGTCAACAACAACAATTGATCTTGGATTTACATAAAATAAATCTTTCCTACTTACATAACCTTCAACTTTTGACATTGCATGTGCCATTTTTTACTCCTCCTTTGTTAATTCTGGTTATTTATACACTTCTGAAATCAGTATGTCAAATGATTTTTTAGTATTTTTCATATTATTTTATATAGCTGATTTTATTAGATAATCCAACAACTAAATACCAGGCATATGAAAAAATTTAAAAATTTGTCAATTATTTCAAGCTCTTATCTATATTTTTAATTTGCTTAGTGGGTTATTAGGTGGTATTTAATGAATGTCCGTTAACGGTCAGGGATTGACTGTGGCTATGGAAGTGGTTTTTGCTTATAATAAGGATTGCAAGGAACGTGCCTGGAGTATGTGGAATCAGTTTTTTATTCTGTTTGAAGTTTTTAGATTAGCAAATAATAATTTATTTAAATAAGCAATTATTAATTTATAAAAAATTCTGCATAATAAATCCAGTTATGCGCTACAGAAAATAAGACAAAAAATAAGATGCTCCATATCAAAAAATAAGAATAAAAATAAAAGGCTGTACACTCTACAGAAAATAAGAATAAAAATAAAAGGCTGTACACTCTACAGAAAATAAGAATAAAAATAAGATGCTGCTCCATTCATTTTATATCAAATTTCGCGATTTAAGTGAAGAGGTATATGATAGTATTAACTAATCATATACCTTGATTTTTAAGCCAATTTTAATGATTTAATCATAATAATTACAGCACATATTCTGGAAGAATTCCTCACAAATAAGTTCAATCTCTTCTATACTTTGAAATTCTTTATTTTTACAAATATCAATCCAGAAAGTTAAATCATCTTTTTGATAGCATTGTTTAATAGTTAAAGTTCTACTTGGCATATAATTCATTCTATCTTTATCATAAATATCCCAAAGTCTAATATCACAGACAAATACATTAATGAAATATTTTTTATCAGATTCTCCATAAACTGGTTTTTGTATCAACCATTTGTATGTATCTGCTTCCATTCTTGCTGTAATAGCACATTTAGTTACTGAATAACCTACATCTCTGAAATCTTGTAATTTTAGCATACCTATCTCCTATTAATAGCTCCTATTGTCTCAACAACTCTTTTAAAGACGAGCAATGTATTATTATTTACAACCCCTTGATTCTTTTTGAATTCCTCTAATTCCATTACCTGTTGCGTAAGTTGTTCAATACATTCATTATGTATCTTAATAGTCTGCGTATGCTTATACATTATAAAAGCAGTAGAAAACACACAACATACCGCAAAGCAGTAACAAAGTACAATACCTATTTCTTTCTTTATCATTTACTTCTCCTAATAAGCCCAAACATTAAAAGTTTTAGTTTTCTTCAGGGTTCTTGATCTCCTACAAGTCTTTCTTCTGAGATTCTTATGCCATTTCTTGTATCTTTTAGAAAGTTCCTGCGCAAGATTTTTCGATTCTTCCAATTTTTCCACTTCAATAACTTGGTATGCAGAAACAATATCTGCATAAGTGATATACAATCCTTTATCGATAAAAGTATCCCACCATTTAATTGCTGGATTACTAACACCAACAAAGTAAGCATTATCACCTTGCTCAATGTAAGCGCAAGGTACACCATCTTCTAAAATATCCGCACAAAGAAGATTCAAATTCATCTTATCTGTTTTAAATGAATAATCACTATTTACATTGCTTTTAACTTCTTGTGGTTCTGTGAAATGATACTTAAACCCCTCATTTGTCCATGCATAACCAAAATTATCATTGCGTTGATTAGTATGCCAACAGAACTCTTTGCTATCTTTAAACTCTTTGTACATGCACTCTAATATATCATCAGCTTTCACATTAAAAGTATAACTTACTTTACACTTAACTCTGTAAATCTTATTTGTTTTATATTCCATATTTATCTCCTTTTTAGTTACTATACAAGAATATTTTTGTCAAGAATTTTGTGTTCTATTATGTTTTCTTGCCATATTAATTTCTTACAGGCGTTTGGTTTTCTATAATTATAACCGTCTGCTTCTGGGGTAAAACCTAATTTACAGCAACCATCTTCATAGTATTGGCACCAGCTATGAAAGTTTATATTTATACACCATTCAGAGTTAGGAACATTTATAGGCAAAAGAACTGTTATTTCTTTAGAATTCACTCCTCTCCTCCCAGTGGATATAAAAATCAACAGTAGTAGTGTCAGTGAAAACACAACTAACCACTTCTCCAATGAATCTGTCCTCTGCTATATATTTCACAAAATAATTATCATCTGAGTACTTAATAACCTCATTGGCTGTTTTAATATCAACACCAATAACCGTTATTACTGATTCTTTTGGTTCTATCCATTTAGATCCATAGTCCACCTCACGGCTTCCCCAGAACTCATATGTACCTATCCCATCTTCTTCAACTTCATATTCTACCTCAAGATTTTTTACACATTTTTCAATCTCATCATAAACTTGTTCAAATGTTTTTATGTTATTCCCTGATTTACATTTATTTAAATTAACCGCTTGATTTTCCATTTTATTCATTCCTTAATTCATAAACGTTAATGTTTTTAAGAAGATTGCTTAAAGATGCAACAGACTCTTGAAGCTGCTCAATTTCATCACAAATTTCACGTTTAGCTTTTAATCTACCTTCTTCAAACAGTCTACCTTCTTTATCATTTACATGATCGTCTAAAAATTCAAATACTTTAATAAAAGGTATTTTAATATCATTAACTGTGAACTTTACTTCAAGAGCAGAACTATCAAATTCACCGAATTTCTCAATACCTACCTCTGTCATTGCTTCAAGAAGGAACCAAGCTATAACGTGTTATTTATCATCGTATTTTAACCAGTCAACTTTCATATCACCTCCCAGGATCTATATCACCAATAGTTTCATAAGTATCTTGATCTTCTAATAAAACATAATGCCAGTCATTAGTCGTAAGTCTACAATTATACTCAATTAAGATACTTTTGATTTTATCTCTGCAAATTTCTAAATCTGTTTTCTCTGGTTTCTTTTTCATATTATCTCCTTTTAATCTTAATTTCTAAATAAGAAGTACCATAATTTTAACATAAAAACAAGAGTTAATTAATATAAAATAATACGTTTATTGTTGTGCCATTTACCTTTTAATTTATCTTCGTACTTATCCCAAAACTCATTAACTTCAAGACATGCAGCATCTCTAATAACCTGTAGATTGTTATGGCCTATATCCCCTGTGTTCATTGACGAGAATCTTGTAATGTATCCTGGTGTATCCGAAGTAATCATAAAATCAATTTCATTAGTCTGATGCCAGTGATTGATCTCTTTTACAAACATCTTGAAGACTTCTGATTCTGGAATATCTTCATTCTCTTCTACTATTACTCTTGTATATGTTTTCATACTATCTCCTTTTTAAATATTCTTTATAAAACACAGGAACATCCCTTTTAGTCCACTTGGGTTCATGTTTATCAAGAGTACTCCATTTAAGACATAATTCTTGTCTATATGCTTCATAGACATTTTCTATGTGTTTGTGATTAGTGGTGCAGTTGGGTTGCTGTATATTTAACCTCTGTGATGGATATTCCCATATTGGTAATTTAACAAGGGATAATAACTTCGTAAAAGTGTTGTGTCTTTTATTAAATCTATAATAATATTCGGAACATAAAGCTAACCCATACGCTGTAGTTCTACAATAATTCATATAACCTAAAGAGCACCATTTAACAATAGGATGATTCTCATGCGTAGGGAGATAGATTTTACCTTCTGCGTACATAGTTTCTGCGATATCACAATTATTAATCCAAAGAGCAGTAGAAGCTATCTGTGCTGCTTCTATAATCATCTTATTCAGACGTTTATCGTCGTGATGTTGTGCAACTATACTCATGTCTTTATGTGTTAGAAATATGTTCATAATAACTCCTAATTAAAAATTATTTTTTTTTTTGTTGTTATATAATCTAAATTTTAATTTATCTTTATATTTTTCACAAAATTCTTTATCATTTCTAAAACCAAAACCCGTAGATATCTCAGAGAATTTTATATTGTTCTCTCTGAGTAATTTCTTACTAAATGTTCTCCGTTTATAACTTTCTTTTTTAGTACAACATTCTAAATTATAAAAATCTCTCATATCAAAAGCAATCCTTATGAGCGTCCCAACCTGGATCTATATCTTCAAATATCTTATCAAATTTTTGATTTGATAAACCACTACAATTTTCTCCTCTACGCTTGGCAGCATGAGATACACCATTACCATTAGAATAAGCTCTATATTGTCCAGTGCATCTTTCTTGGTATTTAGCTTTACAAGACTTTGAGAAGAACATACCCCATCCTCTTTTGAAATCAGCTTTTCTAATTGTTTTCTTTCTACCACATCCACATAAACAAATAATTTCCATTGTAGATCCTGGTAAATCTAATAGTGGAGCATATTTAGCTCTCCAACATCTTTTGCTATTAGCTTGGTGTTCTTCTAAACCTTCTTCTTTAACTGATTTACCGCATATCGGACACTGTATTTTCATAATAAAAACCTCCTGTATAATTTAGAGTAACTATACAGGAGGTTTGTCTTACTGTCAATGATTTTTTGTATTCTAATAAACTAATTCAAAAGGACTCACGATAATTTCAGGTTCAATGTAAACAGGTCTTGGTTTATTAGTTTTAGGATTAATCATCATAAGCCATGTAGCACTTGAACTTGTTGGCATGAAAAGACCATTTGGATCAGCTTGTGGGATAACCTGTACTTCACCTGTATCTTGATATTTTGGCTTCACACCACCCTCTTCTTCAAAATCAACCACCCTCTGAGGGTTAGTAAACTGTGCAGAGACTGGAATCCCATAACCAATGCACTTACCAATAAAAACAAGTTTCCCTGTATAATCAGATTTCAAATACGCATATGTAATTACATTCTCCTTATCTCTTAATTCAAAGATGAGTTTCATAAGTTTTCTTTCCTGAAAATTATGAATATTAGGGAGTCCAACTTGCCTATTAGCTTCATTTAGAAGCGTTCTTGTTTGTCTTGATTGCTGTAGATCAGAGCTTTCTTTCTTAGTACCCCATGCATAAGCTGTAGAGTACATTATCAGACTAACCAAAGTAATTGTTATAATTTTTTTCATAGTAAACTCCTTAGTATCCTCTCTGAGAGATTAGAAATGATTTCAGTGCTGAATTTGTAATCTTATTTGAATCAAAATTAGCAAAATTCATTAAAATTAGTTGCCTGATGCTTTCTTTTTCATCAATGCTTGCTTTTGTGTACTCTTCATAATACTTTACAAGATCTTGTACTTTCCCGTGATTAAAAGATTTAGTATTTTCAAACACCTCTCTTTCAACATTTGCATACTTAGGAGCAAAGAATTTATAGTACCCAAAACTGAATAATCCACAACCAAAGATCACGGAAAGCAAGATTGCAAACCCACCAATACCAATACCACCAATTTTTAATCCGTTTTTTATCCTGCCCATGCTAATCCTTTTTAAACATCTTATCAATATTAGATTTAAAATTATCAGCTTTTGTAATGTAATCAGCTAAAGTAATATTACTATCCTCAATACCCTTGATCTCATCCTCAACTTTCTCTCTTTTCTTCTCAATTAGCTCTTCATTACTTTTGATCTTCTCTTGAAGAACAATAATAGCATTCTCAAATCTAATTCTTTGTTTATCCCAAGTACTAATAGCCTCATTAATTGTTTTGATTGCCATTGTTGTCTTTAGCAATGTGTCTCCTTTTAGCGCACTTGAATCTAAGACTCAGAGGTGCGCTTTGTTAATAATTATTTCAAGTAGTTACTAAAATGGTATCCCATCTCCGTAATCATTCGTTGGTGAATCATTAATACCAGGATTTGAAGCCACTTCTTCATTCTCAGTAGCAACTTGCTTGATATTACCATTACCTGGATTCAAACCGCCAATAACCTCACCGAAATCAGAATCATTAACATTTTGTTCATATTCAATAAGCTCAGTAACAAGAATACCAGTAAGTTGTGGAAAAATACCATATGAATTCTCAATAATCTTAATTGAAACATCACCTTTACTACCATTAGCAATAAGCTTTTCCATGGTAATATCTTGGATACCACCTTCAACAGGTACAAAAGCTTTTGGTCTTGTATTCCATCCATATGGGATTTCATCACCTTCTCTAAGGCCAGCTTTTGGTATATCAGTTCTAAGGTTAGCATTAGCTTTTACCTTAAGAATGAATTGTTCATCTTGATCAAGAAAAGGTGGTTTAATTCTATATTTATCTTCAAATTCATCGGTATCAATCTCTTTATACACATTTTTTGGGAATACTTTTTTATATGACTTTGCAGTATTTTTATCAACAATACAATCAACTGCCCATTCTCTCTCTGTTGTTGACTGATATTTGAAAGCACCTCCTTGTAGTTTTACATATCCAAAAACAACGTCCTTGATCATCCCTTTTGTTCTGTCTTCATTAATAGTAAATTCACTCATAATAATTCTCCTTGTTTTAATTATCTTCATTCATTGTTGTACAAATTTTCTTAATACAATCTTTATATATTATAGTATTCTGTCCTCTGTTCATATAGCCTACAGCAAATCTTTTCATATATTCTCCTACTTATAAAATGATTTTAATTCTTCTATGACTTCTTTAATACCCAAAGGATACTCATCATTATAACTAAAGTCAATAAAATTATTATCTTCCACATAACCATCACATGCTGGTGAATACTCTAAAAATTTCTCTATTGTATTAAAGTCATCATCTTTAATTAAGAATTTAATTTTATCAAGTATATCAATAACATGGTTTTTAAGAGCTTCGTATTGTGTTTGTCTAAGCGTATCAACATTAATTTTCATTATCTCTTTGATATCCATGCTTTCTCCTTATATTATCTCTTTTACATCAATTAATTCTTCGTTATTAAAGAATTTGTCTTTTACATCCTCAAGTTTTAAAGACTCAATTTCAGAGAACCATTCATTAGCTTCTTGTAGTAGTGATCTATGTTTTTTAATAGCTTCAAACCAATCAACAGCCTCTACAACATCAACAATCAAATCATTATCAAAGAAATTCATATAACCAACTGCAAATCTTTTCATATCCTCTCCTATTGTAAATAAACACCCGTTAAAACACAAATTGAATTATAATAATTCCCCTTGTTTAGTTATCATTACCAATGGTATATTCAGTAATTAAATTAATTGGGTCATGAACAACTTTAACAACTTTATAATCAATATAATCTAATTTTAAATATTCACCAGTTACAGACATTGTATTATTATTTCTAACTTCAAGAATAATTACACCATTCAAAACATACCTATCAGTAGTTGCTTTGTACGCATTTTGTTCTTCATCGTAATGATCAATCTTAATAACTTCTTTATTCATTCTATACTCCTATTGCAAACAAACCCAAATTAAAATTTCTGCGTCATTGCAGGACTTAAATTCCAATTCCTCCTCACTTATTAGTTTATGTGGATTGAATCCGTATTCTTCTTGTTCTTTTAACATAAGTTCATCATCAGTGTCAACCATTAAAATAAATAAATCATAAAATTCTATCTGTTGAATTTCATTATTTTGTATTTTAATACAAGCTACACATTTCTATATAAACATAATCCATGTGTCTTGCATCATGCCACCTGATTATTTTTGTTTTTAGTTTATTTTTCATAGACATCCGCATTCATTAACCAATTAGTATTATCTTCGTGATATTCACAGATGATAAAACTTCCATGTAAGTCCTCATGAGAAATACTAAAATTATATTTTTTACATACATTAGTAATATCTTCTAAAAATTTATCAACCTCTTTATCTTCTATTAATATTTTCAGCTTTTTACTCCATCTCTTCATGTTTCAGCCTTTGTTAAGTTAAAATTTAATATATAATATTTAATTGTGATAATCAAGAACTAATACCCATTATTCTGAATTTTATCAGGCGGAACCATAATACCTTTCTCTTTATCATATACCCAATCTTCTGCATTCACCATTAAACCTGTTTTTGTATCCATGCTAAGAACATCTGCAATCCCTGTATCGCCACCCTCTCTGTTCTTATCAAGTCTTAATCGCACTCGTCCTCTCTTTCCAGATGGAAGTATCTCTATATCTATACAAATAACATTATAACTTAAACATTCTATAGCACTTGATCCCCTAGCATCTTCCTTAAAAGTTCTTACCCATGTAGGCTCAGTAACATCTCTTTTTCTGTCTGAAGCAACGCCTCTATTAATATGAGCAATTAAATTTACTGACATCAATTCATGTTTACATAAACCAGCTATTCTCTCCATAGTATCATCTAATTGTTTTAGATCACTCTTTTTTTCATTATCTGATTGTGTTAACATAAGATGGTCAACTACGACTTTCTTTCTATTATATCTCCTTTTAAAGAGTTTGATTGAGTTCTCAAGTTCGGATATTTTTATTTTTCCATCATTTTTAACAGCTAAAAAATTAGAAGGATCTGCTAACCATTTTTCAGCTTCAAAATATTTCTCATCATCTACAGGATATAAACCTAATCTAAAATTCCTTAGACTCATTTGCATCTTTCTCGCTATAAATCTTTGGAAAGTTTTCTTTAAATCTTCTTCTAAAAACACACCACCACAAAAACCTTTGACAATCATATACTCATACAACATATCAGCAGTAATTAGAGTCTTTCCTACACCACTTGGTGCAAGAATTAGAGTAAGTTCACCCTGTCTATCACCTAAAAGTAATTCCATGAGTTTCGGATATGATGGTAAATGTACACCTTTTTCTATAGGTTTTTTCAACTCGCCAGGCTCAAATACATCATATAATGAAACTATTGTACTCGGCTTATATTCAATACATTGGAAAATAGCTTTTTCATATAATTCTTTTTGTCTACCATTCTTAACATAATGATGAATATCATTCATGTCTTCTGAATGTTTTAGAATTTTAATGTAATAGTCAGAAAGAGCCATAGCGCATTCTTCTGTAGCCTCTTTTCCTTTAATTGACTTTTCATACGGGGAAGACTCATCATTATCAAAACAAAGTATCGGACCTTTTTTCTTTTCCTCACCTTTAAAAGTATAAGTGCCAACATATTGTTTTATAAAATGCTCATTATGAAGGATATTCATCTTAGCATTAGGTGCACCCATCAAAATAGAAACAATAGGAGGTATAAATTTTCTCCATTTAGTTTCAGTATTATCGTGAATAACTTGATACAATGCAAGTGCATCTTTTGGTCCTTCACAAATATAAACGTGATTTGAAGATGGATTTGCTTGTGATTGAAAAAACATTGGGTTTTTAAGATTAATATTACCTATATTCACAAAATGATAATTACTATTTTTATCAATCGTTAGATCTTTCTTTTGATAACCAACAATTTTAGTACAGTCCGAACAGTATGCAGGAAAGTAGATAGCAATAAGTTCGCTTGTTTGTTCAGAGTATCTAACTCTTACTCTGAATTTCTTCATAGTTTCTTCTGTCGCAACACCAGGCCATGGCCCCCATGTTGATACTTTATAGACTTTTTCAATAGTATCATCATCTCTTTCAAAATACTCTTTCATTGTCGTACCTTTTTTTCTATAAGTCTCAGTCCATTTATTTGATGACATTAGAGTAAACCATTACCTTTTAAATAATTATAAGCAGAGCTATCTGATTGGCATTTAATAAAATTATATTTATTTTCTGCTTCCCATCTTGCCATAACAGCATCACTAAACTTATTAAAACAACCAATATGTATACGTTTAGAGTCGACTGTAATAGCAGCTATCCATAAATTTCCATTTTTAGGTAAATAAACACCTGTAACGCCAGTTTTATTATCTATTTGTACTTTTGTGTTTCTTAAATTACATTTATGTGTTGTATGCCTAAGGTTACACCATCTATTATCATCTCTTATTTTATTTATATGGTCGACTTCATGTTCAGGTAAATACCCTTCAACATATAAAAAAGCTAATCTATGCGCCCTATACTTAGATTTTTTTACATTTATTAATCTATAACCCTGATCATTAATCCAGCCAGCCTCTTTATTAATCCACCTGATTTGTCCAATTAACCTGATCAAAATACTGGTATTTTTATCATAGGATAGATACTTTTTCAATTCATTCTGTGTTAAATTTTTATCTTCCGGCATTTATACTCCTTATAATAATCACCAGTGGTGTATTAATATTGTAATAACCAGCCAAAGTATCACCTATTCAAAAATCCTTGTTTTTTCAATAATATCCAATGCCTGTTCTTTACTAAATCCTTCATCCATAAGAGCTTTGTACTTTACCATTCTTAATTTCTGGAATAATCTTATCTGTTCTTTATAAAACTTGAAATTTTCTTTCATTTTATTTAGTGCATTAACAGCATTCACAGACCTAAAAATATCATTACCTACATCCTGTAATTCTTTATCTTGTTTTTTATCCATTTTAGCTATCCTTTTCATCTTATTTAATTAATTCTCTAATCTCAATAAAAGTTTTAAGTGAGGATTTAATATAAGCCACCTCAGTACCAGTATCAAGAGTTTTATCTAATTCTTGATACTTAAGTACCTCCTCAAGATAGAATATAGAATCATCTATTCTTTGTTTTAATCCTGGTGCTAATATTAATTCTTTCATTTACTATTGTAACCCTTTCAAGACTTTCAGTCTCTTGTTTATATTTTTCTTAGCTTTTTAGCTAAAAGATCAGCATCTTTTCTTAATCTTCTAACATTCATAATTTCCCATGCTTCATCAAAATCTTTCATATTTATAATCGGGATAACTTTTATTAGACTCCCATATACACTGCGACAAATCAAATACTTTTTTCTTTTCCTCCACTTAACTCTCTCACTTAGTTCTTCCTTACTTTTAATATTATGGCATTCAGGACATAAGATTTGTAGGTTACTCTTTTTACAAAAAGTTCTATTGTAGAAATACATAAAGCTCATAAATTTACCTGGTATCATCACCGGAACTACTGGTTTTATATGATCTATCTGTGCTTTATACATAGGTATTTCAGCACCACATACTTCACATTTTGTTACTTTTCCTCCACGAACACCTTTTTTATTCTTTAATACTCTGCTGTTTCTAAAATTTTTTGTAAAATTACTCCTTGAGAAAGACTTTTTAATAGCTTGAATTACTTGTGGTGTTAACATTACACAACCTCCAATTTATATATATAACCTCCAATTCCTCTGAGAGGATCTTAGCTTGATAATCCTCCCAGAGTTCTTTTATTTTTGATTTATTCTTTAATCCTGTACATTTCTTTATCGACTTACCTCCATAATGAATACACATCAAAAGTTAATGGTTTCTTATAATTACAGTAACAAGCAATACTATCACATTTGTTACTGTTAAACCTATGGTAAAGATTCAACAACTCATCCTCTGTTTTAATATCAAGATTAAGAGTAAACGGCTCAAACTCTTTTTCTTTCTCCTTAATAAATCCATTTTCTATGAACCAATCCACATTTTTTACAAGACAATAGTAATTTTCAAAATCATCATAGTTAATGATCTTATCAGTATAATTCTCTGTATCTGTGAATTCACTAATGAAATCATCAACCCACTTAACAAACTCATTTCCATCAATCTTATTAAGAATCTTCTTAATAGTAATTGGCTCAATAACTTCGTATTCTTTTTCCATTTCTTTCTCTTTGTTTAATAGAATTTCTTTCCAGTTTTTAATATCTTTGTACTCTATAGTTTTATACCCATCTTCTTTTATATAAGTATGTGCCCATTCGTTGATTGATTTAACCCAATGGACATATTTAAAAAAAGTTGTTTCTGATCCTTGACATACCCCATCAAAATTCTTAGTGAATCTTTTCTTATCAAGAATGTTATCAAATTTAACATATACATCATTCTCTTTCCAATACTTACAAAACTCATTAAATTCATCTGTTTCCATGAAATCTACTTCTTCTTGAACAAGGTCTTCGTAGGAAAGTATTGTATAACCATTTCTTTCATCATAATCAATATGACCATACATACCATTCCCTTTATAACAAGTCTTAGATTCATACATAAACCAATAAGTATTTCCAATATAAGGCTCACCATCTCTCCACGCAAGCCCTTTATTATGCATCCACTTACAAAACTCTGTTGCTTCTTGTTCTGTTTTACAATTTACTGAAATCTTTTGTTTTTTGTATTCATTTAAAAAATCATTATCAAGAATGATTTTACAATCATCATAATCAATCCAATAATCATTACATCTATCTTCATGAATGCCACTTGAAGTTAGATGATTTATATTATAAATTTCACCATCCCAATACCACTGACCAGTACACTGACCAGCATCCCCACTGAGTGTAATTTTAACATTCAAACCCTTTAGCCTACTTTTATCACCTATTATTTTCATTTTGTTCTCCTATCTAATTGTTGATGAATTTTAAGAACATTATAATCGTACTTCTTACATAAGTCAATAGCTTTCTCAAACTCACAGAAAGAATTTACCCAATACTCAGTATTTCTTGCATCTGTAATACTCCAGACATAGTAACCTAACTCATTATTATGATAAAGAATTACATCTTTAAAGCTTTTGTAGTATTCTTCTGTGAATGGCTCTGATTTTATTTTCATATATAGCCTTTTTTGTTATCAATGACACTCGCTCCAGTCTTTTCCCCACATGTACTCAGCAGAAAAATCAACATTTGTATTATAAAATTTACTTGCTGCTTTGAATCCTTCATCAAACAATTCACCTGCTCTTGAATAAGCTTGCTCCCATACTCCATCTTTGAACTTAGGTGCAGAATAAAGCTTCCCATCTCTTAATTGTTTCGGTTTTAATGGGTCTGCTTTTCTATTCGGTTTATCATCTTTTAGTGGTAAATCCCATTCAGGAGTAGAATCAAAAGTATAAATCTGAACTTCTTCTTTCTTTTGATAAAACTGTAATTCATCATGTACTTCTGCCCATCTTTGAACACTAAGATTTTCTTCAGTGCATTTGTCATCCCAATAACAAAGAGCAAAATCAAATAAAATAGCTCCCGAATTTTGGAAGAGTAAATTAATCAAACTGTGTTGTGATCTTGAAAATAGCTTTCTTCCATCTAAACCAATAATATACTTCTTATTGGTTAATTTCCAATACTCTGTGATAGCATCCCTGATGCCCTTTAGTCCTACATTTAACTCCCAGAACCCATCAACAACTTCATTAGCTACATCAATATGAATACTCATCATACGGGCTATCTTCTTGGCACTTGCACCATACAAAAGAGCATATGTGATGTTCTTCCCTGAACTTCGTGTTATTTCTCTTCCAGCAATCTTTGAGTAAGTTATTGCATTATCATCGTGAAATTTTCCTGTTAAAACACTCTTAGAGTACTCTCCACCATCAAATGGAATTGTCCAATGAGAAGCTACAAGTGCTTCTATTGATGCTGCATCAGCACCTATATTCCACCACTTAGATGGTGCTTTAAAAAGCCTACGCATCTCTATACCATAAACAACTTCTTTCTTTGGTTTAGGTATATTAACAACACCTGAATGTCTTTTCCTATTAGAAGCTGCTAATCCAAGTACACCAGCAGAAATTCTACCATCTATTTTCAGTCTTTTATTATTCAGAAGACCATGAGTATCTTTTTTCTTTGGATCTTTTGATTTTAGCATAGATCGTCTATGTTTTAAAGAAAGATATCTAATGATCTTCTTTGAGGTATCACCAGTGAGTTCTTTAAGATTAGGACACCTAATACCATTTTGGTCTTTGTACATAGGTGAAGACAAAAGATTTCTACCGTTCTTAATACACTTCTTAATAAAAGATTCAGTATAAGGATCTACTTTACTCTTTGGTGAATATCCAAGCTCGATTAATATAAAAGGCCAATACACATGATCTTTGAATTCATCAATATATTTAATAACTTTATTTCTTGTTTCTTCTGCTGAGAGTTTTTGTTTTGTTTTTGGGTGAGTTAAAACATTCCTAAAATTCCACAGCGTAGGTTTCCAGCCTTCTTTTACAAGAAATTCTTTAACCGCTTGAGTATCTTTTAAGCCAATTGGTTCAGTAAGCTTTTTGACCTCACCACCACTAACTACTCTATTAATTTCATCTAATTGTTGTTGCTTATCTTCTATCCCCAATTTCAAACAATAATTGATACTATATTGTGTCAATAAATCATGTGTTTTTGGTAAAAGGTCAGCAATATTATTATAATTAATTTTTACACCATCAACCTCTTTAACCTCGCACATACTCTTTATATATTCTTCTTGATCATCAGTAGAAATATTAATAGTATTCAAATAATCAACTACTTGTTTTTTTAACCCACCTGATGGATTATATGGTTTTTTATAATCAAAAGCTTTTTTGAATATTCTCACTGGAAATTTAAGTTGATTACTTTCAGGTACTTCTCTTTCACCGAATCTCGGATTAAGTTCATCTTCCATTGCTTTCATTTCTTTATCTAATTCATCAAGAAGATACCATCCGTATTCTTCATCAAAAACAACTCCATTTTGTTCTTGTCTCCCGATTAAATAAAAATTCTTATGCCCCATCCTTAGAGGCATCTCCCAATCCCCTTTTGTATTTGGTGTGCTAATAGCAACATTATTAGCTTCTTTAATAAGAGCAAAGTAAACAGCTTTATTAATTTTTACATCCTCAATCACACGATTGATATAAACATTAAGTGGTTGATTTGACCAATCTTCAACTTGCGGTTTTTTTATACCTAATCTTACGCCCCATGCTTCAAGTCCGTGCTTTCCCTTACACCCTTCTGGCTGAATCCTGTCAGGTTTTAAATACTGACTTAAAACCAAAGAATCAACTAACTTCAATCTCCTATTATTAATACTATTGTAGTTATAACTAATACCACTTAACTTTTCAAATACTGGTAAATCATATTTAAATAAATTATGAATACAAATTCCAGTTGTTTTAGGACTATCTAATAACTTAACATAATCATTTATTGGGAAGAATAATGGTTCTGTATCTTTTGATACAAATTGATCTTGATTGTACTTTGATAATTCTTCAAGATCACAGAAGATATAAAATTTATTGTTATCAGAAGGACTAAAACAAATACAATGGAACTTTGTTACTGCATCATAAAGACCATTAGCTTCACAATCTCCTATATATAGAGTCATATCAGCACCTTAACGCCTAATAAGTCTATAAGGTTTATCAAGACCTTTGAGAATGTTAACCATATGCATGGACCCTTTTGATATTCCATCCCAAAATATAATACCAGCATCTGCGTAATTACCCATCTCTACATTTCTTCTATAGCCAGCACTTTTTCCATACTTACTCCAATCAGCTTTAAAAATAGTTAATTTTAAATCATTTTCTTTTGCGTACTTCTCACCAAATTTATCAGCACCTTTTGCATGTCCACTAATAATTTCAATATCAGGATATCTATCTTTGAAGTAATAATCACAGGTCATATACATCATCTCCAAATCGTTAAATGATCTACTTCCTGCAATTATTATTTTGTATAAGTCTTCTTTTTTCATTTTAGTCTCCTATTCAAACATCTAATAAACCTTTGATTGAATACCCAATAATTAAACCATACAAGATTATATCCATAAACCATACAGTGACTCTCTTTTAATTCATCAAGTCTGTCTCTTTGTATTTGTGTCCATGGTATCATACTTCATCCTTTACTTTATTAACACTATATATCTTCTCTGTATCTAAGTCAATAGCTGAAAGCTTACCTCCGAAAGTACATCCAGTATCAATATTCCAGTGCTTATTATGAATTTTCTTAGCTTCTTTTACAGGAGTATGTCCAAAGATATTAATAAGTGTACAGCAATCGTCTTCAAAACTACGACCCCATAATATATCACTATTTGGTGTTCCATCACCGTTATAACAATAGGAATGCGAAATTAAAAAATCTTTGTATTGAATAGTGAGTGGCAACTCATGCATCCATTTTATATCATCGTGGTTTCTGAAATTATCAACTGTATCATAATTGAACCCTTCGTCTTTATCACAGTACGATTGTATTGTATGCCAACCACCGTTATAAATCCAAGTATCAACCATCGAGGGATCAGTTGCCATGTCTTCATGATTACCTAATACTGAATACCAACCCTTTGTTCTTACTAATCCAACTACTTCTTTTGATTGTGGCCCTCTATCTATTAAATCACCAATAAAACAAATTTCTTGTGTTTGTGGTAAGATATCAAGTAAACTTAACAATGTTTTATATTCACCGTGAACATCACCTATTACTATCATATCAATCCTCAAATAACTCAGAAAGTTCTTCTAACCAAAAATAGACATCATAAAATCCTGCTGAATGTCCATGCTTCCAAGCAAAATCAAAGATTTTATCTCTATTCTTATGATTACTTAGACCAACTTCGTCCAGAGCATCTTTCTTAAATTCTTCATACAGCTCTTTATTTTTTACATTGTACTCATCTCTAAGCTTATTGTACGCATTTTTAGCACCTGTGTAATAAGACAAAATATCTTCGCCACATTGAGAACAAAACTTATCATTTTCTCTGAAAGAAATACCACAACCAGGACATTTTAAAAACACTCTTTCTGGATAAGGTAAATTATTCTTATACTTATCAAAATTCATATTATTCTCCTTCTCTGTACCATTTAATATCATCTTCAATTAAACATAAAGTATTCTCAAGAATATATTTCTTTTGGTCTTCTGAATCTTCACCTTCAGAAAAAGCTATGGCAATTTCTGTTGATGTCTGAATCCGATTAAGTGTTTTTAGTATCTTTTCCATATTCTCTCCTTAATAATCAGCATAAACTTCTTTAATAATTTCTTTTAAAACTTCAATAGAATACTCAGCAAGGTCTATAACTTCTTCCTCGTATGTGTTATCTCTCCATTCTTCTAATGATTCAATATACGCTTCAATTTTCTCTTTTAATGTCATAATTTCTCCTTTATTCAAATTTCAATAAATTATATGTTACTTTGAGAAATACTTCAAAATCAGGCAAGTCATCTAAAACTTCATATAATTTAGACCTATCTTTAATTTCTTCCACATCACTATCATATATACCTTCCCAATCTACAATTAAATCTCTAAAGGCATTGTCATTGAACTTTATCTTACCACCAGGAAATTCTACCCATTGCTCATCCATTTTCTTCCACCATAACTTCTATAAAACAATAATCCATTCTATTATCATCCATTAAATCATCAACCACTCTTGCTATTTTGATAGTTCTTTTTCACTTAGTTCTTCATAAATCTTAATTACAAACTTATGCATTATTACTCCTTTATCTCGTAAATGGGAAATCTTCTATCTTATCCTTATTTTCTAATAGCTTAACAAGCTTAAATTGCTTGTTTAAATGGTCTTTGTAATCATCTTGATAGTAAGACATATAACACCACTCAACACGTTCGTATAAGCATTCTACTGTACAACAATCAGATAAAATCTTCTCTGCTTTACCTTTACCACATCCACCTAATCTTACACAGAACCTTTCTTTAATTTCATCTGAGATACCTTCAAGTCCTTTTATATCATCTGTGGTATCACCTGTCAATATCTGATGGCATAAATTCCTTTGCCCATCTAATTCATTAATCCAAAAGATACCATCTTCTCTGTGATCGAAATTGAAAAAATAGTTATTATAGATTTGCAATAGGTCTTTGTCGTAACCACAAAGAACAATGTCTGAATCTTTTGGATCTTTAAAATAATTCCTGCTCCAATTCCCCATAATTCCTAAAAGATCATCTGCTTCTAATCCGTCAATAATTGTAATTATACTTTTGAATTCCTTTTCAAACCACGATTTTAAGTCATTCAACAACAACGGCTTCTTACCTCTTGAGCTTTTATAATTCTTATCTATGTTTTTCCTGAAATTATTCTTTGAGCTAAGACAGTATTTAATTTCTTTTACCCAAGGGATCTGATAAAGATCAGATATATAATTCCTGGCATTTCTTTTGCCTATTTCTAATCTTGATTCATCACTTTTAGCATTAATTAATCTTACTTTATGTTTTATATTAAAATCATCCATAGTGAGTTCTATTTCAGAACTTTTGTTCATTTTGTGTAACTCACCTTGGACTTCTTTACCTTTCAGTTTACCTCCTTTGAATTGGGTTATATTATCTAATTCAATAACCCAAGGACTTTTCTTGTATGAGGCTTCTATGTATTTCTTCTCTAAAGCCAATGCGAAACGAAAAATTGGAGTATCTCCATCAACTACAAGGATTTTACTGTTAGGCTCATGAGTACTCATTAACAATCCTTTTCATATTCTCTTTAACAACTTTTCTCCATACTTTTGTGTCAAGTTTTGTTATTACAACCGTGTAAGGATCTGATTCATCAACCTCTGCAAGATAACCACTATCGTACATCCCAAGACAATTACCTCGGTGGTTTGGTTTCCATTTGTTTCCAGTATTTCTATTAACTGCGTAAAATTTTTTACTCATTTAGTATCCTATAAAAATCTGTTTAACAATTTCACCATCTTCTTTTGTCCAAGTCAATGATGAACTTTTACCTAAAGTGTAATAACAAATTAAAGCACTAATCAGCCTGACATACCAATCACACTCATTAATAAAATTCCATGCCCATTCTGGGTAATAATATATAAACCACAAGAACAACAAGATAAACAACTCAAAGAGAATAATAAAATTAAGAATGTTATTCATATTAAATCCTCATAATAAGTATACAAAGTAACATAATCTGGGTAATCATGTTTTAGATTAACAGTAACTATACCAAGAAGATACACCTTTGAACCGCAATGTATGTTTTGACACATTTGATACTTCATAAATGCTTCCTTTATTAATGAAATTAAGCCTTGAATCATCTATACATATCACTTTCTGTCCTTTTACAAAATCAGTCATAACAACTCCTTATAATTATAATAAACTATTTGTTATTCTTTAATAAATAAAATAAGACCTGTAGTTGAGATAAGAACACCTTTGTATCCCTTTACACAGTAGTCATAATAATTAATAGAGAAATAATTATATAACCACTCACCTTTTATCATTTTACTTTTTATCAGAGTTACAAGTCTTTTAGAACAAAATGTAAAATAAGTACTTGTACTGAACCTATTCAACAATTCATGTCTATTACTAACTTCAAAAGAATGCATCTAAACACCTCACTAATAATAAGTTAAAACTACATTATAGTATAAAAATATTTAACAGAAGTCAATACTAATCTTTACCAAACATTTCAAAAATCTTGTTGCGTTGATCATTAAGTCTTTTAGCTATTTCTTGCGTTGTTTCTTCTTTCTGATGTCTATCTATAGACTCAAGGTCAAAACCGATTTCTTGGACTATTTTAACATATCCTGCGTTTATTTCTTTAGTTTCTTGAGCTGCTTGTTGTTCATAATCAGAAGCATTATAGTTTCCAGACTGAACAGAAATAATCTTATTTGCATAATTCATAGGATTTTTAATTGAAGGCCATCTTGCAGTTAAAGCATTCAAAGCATCAATGATAGCTTGATGATGTTTGGTTTGATTCTTTTTTAAAAACTCAACAATATCAAAATCTGAACCGCTCTTATGTTTAATTAATTTATTTTCTATAAAGGATACATCACCTGTTTCAGATGACATTTCATGTGACATTGAAGACAATATTTTTTTAGAATCTTGGTACACAGAATGATCTAAAAGATGATAAGAATTGCCCTTTCCATATAGATGACGATCCAAAAGATTAGATGGATTAACCTTAATGAACATCTTGTCCTGTAATGATTTAATAACACGAATAACCTGTCTTTTAGAGATACCAAGCTTATAAGCTATTGTCTTTTGCTTTGGAAATATAAGGCCATCTTTGTAGCAATAGCCTTCAAAAAGAATAAGAAGCTTTCTTTCTGTCTTTGTTATTACACCATCAATCTTATTCAGAACTTTATTAAAAGGCTCATTAAAAGTTTGAGAAGGTATTAGTATTTCATTCATGGCATAGTCTCCTAAAATAAAAATTCCCTGCATAAATTAATATACAAGGAATAATAGTAACACTAATTTTTAGAATGTCAACTATTTTATATTTTTTCTATGAACTCCTCCATATGATCTAATAGATGATCGTTCACTATTCCTTTAATATCCAAAACTTCTTTATCATCAGGTAAATAGATAGTTTTACATTTTCTATGTTTAAATATACTCCATCCGATTTTAGGAACAACATCATCTTTATCAATAAACATTACTGTATTTAAATTCTCTTTTTCATCTTTGAACCCTCTGGCTGGACAAAAAGCAATACAATACTCAGCATTTAATAATTCTTGTAAATAAATACCAGTTGGTCCTGACTTTGAATGGCATGAGATAAGTAAAGGAGTATCTGGTGTTCTTATAAAACCACTTAGGATTCTTTTAGCACTTATATAAGATCCTAATTTAACACTATCTTTTTGTAATAGTAAACAATTCCAGAACCAATCAAGGGCTTCATTAGTTCCAGGTATTGCTAAAACCTGTAATTTCTGTTTGTTATAATAAGTTGTATAAGAACTCCATTGAGTAGTATTGTTTGACTTAATATGATTAGTATAGGATTTCTTTAAAAATTCAATAGCTATTTTATAGAGCTTTTTATCCATTATCTATTTCCTGTTTTTAAATCAAATTCATCATCAAGAAGATTTTTGGTTTTTAAATAAACATATGCGGATTTCTCTCCTACTTGTACGCAATTATTATTAACTTCTGCTGTATACCTAATAAATACAGCTTTGTTAAAATCTGTAGAACTGCCAAGATATGTCATTTTACCATCAACAGCGAGTCATGCTACCCAAGACCACCGACTTTTACGAAATGTAACCCCTGTGATATCAGGGTAATCTTCAATAGTAAAGTTTATATTATTCTTTCTTCTATTTACAATAGTCTCACCTATTGGTGTTGTAAGAGCGTCCTCTGATGACCAACCGTTACGAATTCTTGCTCTCAATGTTGTATATGTAATACCAGTATCTTCTGACCACTCAACCATTGTTTGTGTTTTATTTTGGAAAGTAATTAAATGGTTTCTACTTGTGTTTCTCATGTTTTGTTTTCTTGTAGCCCATCTACAATTCCAAGGAGCATAAGGGCCATTATTATCAATCCTATCTAATTGATGCTTGTGTGATGGCCTGACACCCATATCTTTATAAAAGTTTTTAAAAGATAACCACTGACTGTAGATATAAATACCACGTCCACCATAATATTTATAATCATCACTTTTCTTGTTCAGACATCTGTTTTTCATGTTACTCCAAACATAATACTCAGATTGATTTGTTTTTACACAAACCTTTACTCTTTTTGACATAACTCTCCTTTATATTAAAATAATTAGTATTGTTGTAAAATATTAATACATAAAGCAGATTTGTCAACAGAGTTATATATCTCCTGTTGTTAGGTAGATATCTTCTGAGATAAAACCACGCTTTTTGCACCATAACTGAAAAGCAGAGTTTCTACAGTCAATATGCAGCCAACTAACAGAAAGTTCTAAAAACTTTATATAAGGAAACATTTCTCTATTTCTAATAATGTACTTTCTCATTTCTTCTGAACTATATTTATTAGAATGAAGATCCAATGCTCTCCCAAATCTGTGCTGTGAAGTTACTGATCCGTTAGTTCTAAATCCACACTGAGTTAATCCATTTCCATTGCACCATAATGCACCAAAAGTCTCTCTTAATTTATCAGCAGATATTAAAATACGCTCATCAAAATACTTCCACGATTTAGGAAAATCAGGAGGGAAACATTCATTTAATGAAAAATATTTAGGTAAATACATCTATATTCCTTGTAATGCTTCTGGCTTTATTATAGATACGATTTCATCACCAATGTAGATCCTATTATCAATTAATTTAGCTAAATACTGTTTATCAAATATCAACTTCAATTCATTTTCTATTGGAATATCAATAACTAATAGGTCATTATAATATATAAATAGTGTTTTCATTCTCTGTAAAAACTTGTAATTTGTAATAGGGAAATGAAAAAATGCTTCTTCAATAAATCCACATACACGGACACCAACAACATCAGGAAAAACATTAATACTCTCATTTCCGCTACTTCCGTATATTTTAATACCGCTATCAGTAATATTTACATTTTTTTCATTCTCTGATAAAAATACCCTATAATAATCCGTTGGGACTAAGCTATACAGTAATCTCTTTGTTGTTCCTTCTTTCTCTTGTGTAATGATTGCTTCTTGTCTTGCATGATTCAATAAAATAGATGTCACTATCTCAACATCAACAATATTCCTTATACTTCTTCCTTCTGCAATCAATGCCAACACACCTGCTACTAATGGGCAAGAAAAACTTGTGCCATAGTAATATCCATAGCTTGAATAATTATAACCGTCAAGATCAGCGCATAAATTCCCATATCCTGGTGATAGTATATCTATCGTAGGTCCATAATTAGAAAAAGAAGTTATTGTATTATTTTGATCAGTAGCCCCAACTGATATTACATGACTATGACAAGCAGGTGCTGTACTAAATTCTTGGTTAAAATTATGTGCGCTTGCAACACAAATAATTCCATTATTTACTAATTCTTGAATTTCATCTTTAAGAAACTCAGTGTTAGTAGACCCAAAACTCATACTTACAATTGAAGGGTTTCCATTTGTTTTTGCTAAATGATGCTCCAATAATCTATCTAATGCTTTTAGTACATAAGATGTATTATCAAACCACACACATACATTTAATATATTTGCTTCTTTAGCTACACCACATGTGTTACCAGCAGCTTGAGATGCACATGCAGTTCCATGATACTCCGTATATAGAACATCACTACCCGTCTGAGAATAAATTGTTTCTACTCTACTATTACCGTTAGAATCTCTAAATTCTTCATGGCCTTCTAAGACACCTTTATCAACTATATAGATATCTACATTTTTACCTGTTTTATCATATATGTAGTTATTAGTATCATTACATACAACTGGTAATGCCCAATTAGGTGGGTCTTCTTGGGTATCAGAAAAATATATCTTTTCATCATCTTCTACAGAAATAACACCAGGAAATTTTTGCAACATACTTTTTGACTTATTTGTAGACACAATAAGAGTTTTTAAAAATGCCCTTGGTTTACCTACTTTCTCAAAAACTTTTATGAGATTTTCTCTTACACTTGTATTATCTACTCTAACTATATATTTTTTCATAAATACTCCATGATTTAAATTTATGTAGGCCATCCTGTTGTGATATCAGTTTCAACGTCAATATCAATCAACGCTGCCAATTCTTTTTCGCGTGTAAAACAAGCCTGGACATGTGCACCAACTGATTTAGCAATAAAAGCAATTGAATCATAATCAAGCTGAATCCATTCATTTTCACATTTCCAATCTATAACAACCGAAGGAGATATCTGAATGCTATTAAAAGCTCCGGTGATCATTGCTTGCGATTCCCTGTCAGTTTTTATATTTGCTCCGTTAACTGTTATTCCTGCTGTTTCATGTTCATAGCGTAAAGCCGCAAGTTCTGATAATCTTTGATTTTTTAAAGCTTCAAGTTCTTGCTCTGTCTTATCAACAATTTCCCAAGTTTGTTGATATTCATCATCAATCAATTGAACTCCTGAATCAATAACTTTCTGAATTATTGTACATTCAGGTTTCGAATTTTCAATACACCAAACTACACCAAAACCAATTACATTTTCAGGCTTAATCACCGCTGGAAGTGTTGATGGGAATACAAATTTTCTAAGTCCCTTAACTGAAATTTTCCTGTCTTCTGCTATGATATACCAAGACATTTCTTATCTCCTATGCATTAGGATCAACATCTGATCCAACTGTAACTGTTCCGTTAACTGTGAAATCCCCGCCAGTTCCATTATTCTTTCCAAGATCGTCTGGATCATCAAAAGGCATGTAAATTAATGGTTCTGGCACTTCACCATCATCAATTTTCTTTTGTAAATCTGTTGGATATCCAAGAGCATCTACGAATAATAGGCGGTTTGATTCGTCTGAGAAGTCTATGTAGTCTGTTGTGAAGTAGAAAAACCCAAGATTACCATCAACATAATGACTTGGGGTTTCAGTAGCTGCGATTGTACTACCTGTCATGTTTGTTAAAGCAATAGCTGTATCTAAAATATCCGTAGCTATAAAAGTTGTATCCTCAACACCATTCGCTGAAAAATATCCAGAAAAAGAAGACTCATTAGCAATAGATAGGAATATTGGATAATATGTATTAGCAGACGGGAGGGCTGTGGATATAGTGTTTTGACCTACTGAATGCCAAGACGTATCATATGTTGATGCAGTAAATTGAACTTGATTAGATGTATTTACATACAAATCTATATATCTGCTCCCACTCCCACTAATGCAAAATAATCTCCGAAATGACCCCAAAGCGTCGAGAGATACAAAAAGAACAAGACTGATATATTTACTATTAGAAATCCCTATCAAACTTGAACGATTTAAATACCCCGTGCTCCCATCAAACTTTGCACTCCTTGCCCAAAACTCACTCCCACCTCTCGCACCAACATAAGGTCCAGAATTGACTGTGAAATCCCCCCCAGTTCCTAAATTTAATCCAGCATTAGAAGCTTCAATAGGCATTGCAATCAAAGGAGTGTTTCCTGTTTTATCTAAGACTTGACGAACAGGCTTTGGTTTATTGCTGTTAGTTAGAAATATATTATTTGTTAATAAATTTAAGTAAACATTATCAAAGTAAATCTCTCCTAATGTACCATTAACATACTTGCCAATATCCACAACGCCGTTTAATCCAAGATTGCTATCAACATATGTTGTCTGAGTCATCGTAATTTGCTCTCCATCGACAATAACAACATAAGAATTAGACATATCTACAGAAATTTGAACACTTATATTTCTACCAGCATATGCAACAATGCTTGTTGACTGCAAATTTAAAACTCCACTTGATATTATTCTTAAAATTCCACTTGAAAAATCAATATCAAGATTTCCGACTTTTATAACCTCTGATGAATTAGTTGTGGGTCTTAATGTGAATGAGCAAGTGAAAACTTTACCATCTGGAATAAAAGCAGTTTTTGATAAATAATCTGCTGAAGAATCCATATCTGACATCACACAATTATCCTGATTAGGTCCTCTCTCACTCAATGCAATAGTACCATTTAAAGTAAAATCACCACCAGTCCCGCTGTTCACATGAGCCGTATCAGGATCGGTCATTTGCATATAAAGAATAGGGTTTAGCGCTGCTAATATTGATGCATTTGCTGGTTTCAGATCATCAGTTATGAATAGTCTGCGGTTATCTTCTATTGAAAGGTCACGGTATGTATAGTCGAGGAAGACATGAGCGAAACGGCCTTTAAATTTTTCATAACTGTCACTATAAGTATAATTTCCTATTCTATGATTACTATTTGTAAAAGGTATTACATTATTAGTGTATGTTAAATAACTTACAGTAGAAATTAAAGAATCATTTAGATAGAATGATCTTAAAGATGTATTTGACATATCATACGAGAAAAGTAAATGATTCCAACCGTAATTTAATACATTCTTAGTTACCCCAGAGTAAAGAACCTCTAATACATTCCTATTATTACCACCAAATATACGTATACCAGAAATGGCAGACTCAAAATTTATAGCAAACTCAGATGTGATACTACCTACCTCCCCAGTGGAGTACACCCATGTTGAATTAGCCTCACTGAATATATATAAAAAACAACTAAAAGTAAAAGTCTTTGAATCGGTATTTCCAACCAGATCACTCGAACGACTCAAATAATCATTAGTTCCATCAAAATCAATTGCTTCAGGTAAGATTTCAGTCTCATGCCCTGCTGCTGCCATTAGCATTTTAGTTAGTATTGTCATTATTTCACATCCAATCCAACAACAAAGCCATACCAAGTAGTTCCAGCGTCATTAGTTGTGAAAACAAGAACATCAATACCTGCTGCTGTTAGAGTAGGTGCAGTTGCATCTACCCAATCAACACTTGCAGGCCAATTGATCGTCTGTGACCCTCCATTTGTAAGGAACAGAGTAAAACCACAATTACTCCCAGTAGCTGCTGGATTACTAAAAGTAAATGTTTGCGTTGCTGTTGAAACAGTAGCAGTTACAACATTACCATCCTCTAAATCAATATCATCAGTTCCTCCTGCGAGATCACCTAATACATTAATTACTTCAGAATAGTCTTTTAATTTTGGTCTTGTAAGTAATGAATCTTGCATATCCAATGGGTCACCATTCTGTATTCCACCAAGTAAAACCCACCAAGTTCCATCATCACCAACTGGATTATGATTCGTATTACTATCTTGAGATGATCTGTATGATCTTGAGTCAGTACCATATACAACATCACCAGCATCATAAGTAGTTACACTTGACCATGATGTTGCATTACTTGCGCTCTCTGCTGCGGTTTGTGCAGCTTGTGCATTGGTTTCTGAAGAAGCAGCATTAGACGCTGATGTACTTGCATTAGCTGCATCAGTATTAACATCACTTGCAGTAGAATTGGCTTCTGATGTCCATGTTGATATTTTACCTAACCATGTATCCATTCTTTCTGAAAAAGTACTTGGACTTTGCCTTGAAGGTACAGGTTCAAGATCCGTTGTAATAGTCATTATATCAAACCTTCCCATGTAATTGTTAAAATAGAATGCGTAAAATAATCTATCGAAGTTTTAGCATCTTTATAGTACCCATAAGTGACTAATGGTGAACTTACAAACTCAGCTTCAGTTGGTATACACACTAAAGGTGTGGCTCTATAATCCTCTAATATCTGTTTTAAATAAGATATGAGTTCATTCTCAACTACTAAATTATAATTAATTTTATTTGAATATGATCTTTCAGTTATTGTATAATTCCCAAAATCATCTTGAGTTTTTATACTAAAATCTTTTATTTGAAAATTAGCGCCATACTCTACTGATTCACCGAATTGTAACATTCTACCTAAAACAATCTCCCCAATTTTTACAATTTCAGAATCAGATGCAGCACTTATTGTTATTTCTAATGTTGCAGAACCATAAGGCGGTATATCCGTTTTAAATGTAGTGTCTGTAGTAAGAATAGGAGCAAAACAATAAGAATAACCATCGAATACATTTTCTGTGTTAATTAAATCAATTGTTTCGTTATAAACTTCCCCTTCAGTTGGGTCAGTTAAGACAATATCAATAGAATTAGCATCTACATTGAAAAAAGAAATTCCTTCTATAATACCTGGTTCCAATTCATAATAGATAGAACCTGTCCTCTCAGTTTGACTATTTATTTTAGCATCAAAAGCTTTCCATGGATTTGTACTGCTTATTTCTATCCACCAAAGAATATCAGTTAAAGCATTACCAGTATTACTCCCCTGCAATGATTGGTATACTTTATGTGCAGTTGCATCAATTACAATATCATCTTCTGCATAAGTTGCAACTGCTGAGTATTCATCATACGTAGTTGATCTAAAAACCCACCAGTCAGTTTCTGTCGCAGGATTTTTATTTGTATTACTATCTTGAAGTGATTCATAGATATCTCTTTGAGTACCTGTAGCAAGATAAACAAAATCCCCATCTGCGTATGTAGAACCAGAACTCCATAGTGTACTTATAGTTTCATCTACATTAGTAGATGTAAAATAAGCATCAGTTATTGTAGTTGGAATAATTAATTTCATGCAGTTTGCTCCTGGGGCATACCTATCTCATCCCATAATTCTAAATAATCAGTGTTGTCATCTATATCCTGTAGCAACCTAACAATAGCAAGAGCCTGCGCTCTCTGATCAGATCGAAGATTTTTTAATTCTTCTAATAAATAATTTATTGCTGATGATAAACTATCCATAGTATCAGGTCTTGAGATATTAACAATTTCACCAGCAGTTACTCTTAACCCTGGCAATGCTAATGCATCTCTACCTGATTCACCTTGTACTTCAAAGCTACCACCAGTAGCAAAACCAAATCTTTCTTTTAATTCCTCAACATCACCAGTATACCCGATTTCTTCTCTTAAGATATCTGCATTAAGAACACCAATTAATTGCATTGCTTCAAAAATATCAAGGCCAGGAGCAGTCCCTAATTCTATATTATAATAAATTTCAGCAGCATCAGCGAGGCTTTGTGCATATGATGTTTCTTCTTCAAATCCAGCAGCACCTTCACCACCAGCTTCAATAGCTGCTATATTCCAAGTAATAAAATCTGCTAAAAGTTCTTCAAGTCCCTCATTACTATAAAGTAAATCATTAAGCATCTCAATCTCATCCGTATACCAGTTATTATCTAACTCTGTTTTTGCATCTTGATAAGCAGCTTCAGCTTCTTCGAGACTCAATATATCATTGGAAACACCATTAACTTCATCTATTAAACTGCTAAATAACTCAATTTGTTGTTCAGCTTCTGTTAATTGATCGCTTAAAGAATCTTCAACATTTGACATTTTAATATTAGTTTTAGCTACTTCAATTGCATAATCTGTTTCAGATTTACTTAGACCTTTAGTAACATCTAAATAATCTTTAGAAATAGAAATTAAATCTGAAACAGAATCAACATCACCACTTAGTATACCTTCAATAATCTCAGTTTGTTCTTTTAATAAACTTGCTTGAATATCTAAAGGTTCCTCTAAGTCATAGTTAAATTCTAATTCTTTTCTAAAATCTTGTATATTCTCTATTGCTGATTCTAAAGAAGATGCAAGTTCTTCTTGTGCATTTAATTCATCATTAAGTAAATCTAAATATACACCTTTAGCATCATCTAAATTACCTTCAAGTATTGCTAATTCATCTTCTAATGCTGATAGGTAATTTTGGGCTGCGGATTCTCTTTCTGCTTCGGCTTCTTCTAATGCTTCAGTAGCATCTTGTAAAGCCCAAAGTTCTTCTTGTAATGCTATAATGCTATCAGCTTCACTACCATAAGCTTCTTCTAAATCAGCAATAATATCTTCTCTTTGCATAGCAAGAGCAGCTTCAGTGTTACCTTGAGCTTCAAGTATTTGAATTTCTAATTCTCTTTCTGCTGATAGAATAGCGTTAGCATCTTGTAAAGCCCAAAGTTCTTCTTGTAATGCTATAATACTCTTAGCTTCACTACCATAAGCTTCTTCTAAATCAGCAATAATATCTTCTCTTTGCATAGCAAGAGCAGCTTCA